ATGTAGTTTCCCACATATCTAACCATTCTGTGCCTGTGTAGTAGCACATCTTTATATAACCATTATCCATTCTACACACATAGCTTCCTTCTTTTTTTGGTTGTTCCATCTTAGTCTTGTTTTAGTTAGTCCATGGTGAGGACAATCCCCATCGTCCCCACGCTGACTTTTAAATCCATTTCAAGATTCCTTTAGTAACACTCACGCAGTCACCTCTCGTTAAAGTTTCTGCCCGTTCAGGGTAGCGCCTTGCATTCTGTAATTAGGACCTTCTCTACTTATGCTTCCATAAGAGCGTGGCATTTCGTATCCCATCACTAACTCATACGAACCTTTGTACACTGCGTTTATACTTTTTAGATGCGCTCTTACTGTCGCTCTCTCTTCCTCTCGGGTATCCTTATACATTCTACGTACAATCTTTTTATGCTTTAGTCTGCTCTTTTCCATAGTTTGGTTTTTAATAAGTATGTCCTTTACTTTAGGTGTGCCCCGTCTAGATGAATTATAGGTATGTAATTATTCACAAAAACAATGTATAAATGACGAGGACTTGGGTGCAGCGTTCAAGTAGCTTGCTCTCTTATTCTTTTAATCCCTCTTCTGAAGGAGCTAACCCCATCATTTTAGGTAATGCTTCTCCCATAAATGAACCGATAGCACTATACATATGCCCTTGAGCAAAATGATACATGATAACTAATTTACGGTCTGTAGGAATACTCATAGCATCCAGATTCGTAATAAAATCATGAGGATACTTAGTCTCCTTAATAAGCCCTTCAATTATGGTTATTTCCTCGTCAAGCAAGTGTATTGATATTCCACCTACTTCTGCAATCTCTTCTGTTTTTTCGCTCATTTTATAGCTTTTTACTAGTTAATATTTGTACAAATGTACTGAATTTCTTGTTCTTAATTCCCTACCTTTATATGATACAATCATATAATACTTAATAATGGGAGTAAAAGTAGCCAAGGGAGGCGTACTCCTTATCACAATCATCTTACTTTTGAATATGGCACTTGCCATCGATGGGTGGAGTTTTTATAGCACCCCTTTCTCTGTGATGGGTGCTCACCCTGCAACTAAGAAGTATTTCTCTTACTTCATAGTGTTACAAACAACCATACTTGCTGTACTATACAAACGAAGAAACGTTAAACCTTTCTTGGTATTTGTAGGTTTAGCCTCTCTTATGCTTGTAAGTATTTATGATATGAAGAATTTTAGTTCATTTCATAATATGTTTGCAGCGCTGTTCTTCTTGTGTCAACCCACACTATTCTTTTTAGAGTATAGTAAGAAGAAAGATCCCTATGAATTAACAAAGGGAGCTATTCTTCTTCTACTAGTGGTGTTACTCCTTTCAGGACTTCTTCCAATACCCATATTTGAGCTAGTATCCTACGCTCTACTTATACTATTTCTATAAAGATAGAGAGTTCTCTGTCTCGATAAGGTCTAAATATTGCTCATCAAGATGGTTTCTATAGTCTTTCAAGTAATACTTCTCTGTAAACTTGTGCAGGTCTGTATGCTTGTTCAATGCATGTGATGTGTGTGCAGACTTTAAAGCTTCTGTACACGCATTGTATGCTGACCAAAGAGTTCTTTCCTTAAATGTGTGTGAATGGAACCATTCGTCTTTAGCTTTCTTGATTTGAGAGCCATTGAGTATCTGTTCATTAACAAACATTTGTCCAAGGAAGTCTCCAACCATTGTATCAGACAGTTCAAAGTTCTGCATTAAGATTGTATCCTGTATGATCTCGTGGTAACTACCATCTGCGTGTTGCACTAGGTCTGTTACTAACGTTTCAAGGTCATCGATTACATTCCCTGTATGCTTACGCATCTTTACTACATCTCCAGCGAACATTAAGTTAGAGCATACTACAATCTCTGCTCCTACGCATAAGCCCACTGATAGGCTCTTGTTGTATGAGTTTCTAAATCCTATTGATAGGTTAGACTCACCATCTCCTTGCCAAGAGAGAGAACCGAAGAACTGATCTCCTGTTCTGTTTACTTCAAAGCTACCGTCAATAGGTTCTTGATTGAAATGATCGCTACCTATTCTTTTAACTGTTTGTACTAACTGCTGATGACTCACTGGTACGTAAGTATCTGTTTGTTCAGGTACTGTATAGTTACCTAACTCTTGAAAATTTACTAATATTCCCATCTCTTTGTTTTTAATTGATTTCTTCTACACTCTCTATCCAGATTACCTCTTGTCCCTCTTGTCTATTTGTTAGCCAAGTCACCTCTTGTGTGTCGGGTGCGTATAGGTTAATGATTACAGCTTTCTTCCCAGGTACATACCTAATGATACGACCTGTTCGCTGTATATTGTCAAGCTTACGGGAGTTCCCTGCTGCGACAATTCCTAATGAGCAGTCTGGTACATCAAAGCCTGCATTTAGAGCCTTCACTGCGCTTATTACACGTTGTTTAGTTCTACCGTCTTTGAATTTCTTTAGTACCTCTGTTCTTACCTTTTTTGATTGCTTGCTGTGGAAACTTAAACACGTTTCGCCTAATATTTCTTGCAATTCATCTGCAAATGCAGTCGAATCACTGAAAATAATGGCTTTTCTATCACTATATTTACTTATAATCTGTTCGATTATACTAAATTTAGCCTTAGAGTTCTTACAAATGTCACCTCTCTTCTTAATTGAGGAGAAATAAGTAGCAGCAGCGCCCATTTCTTTGTCAGAGCCTCTACTCCCTTTCAAAAGAGCTTGCGCTCTACGAAATGTATCGCCACCACTACCTCCAAGAACTTGCGCAGCCCACCTAAATTTGTTGTTAGCTTGGGCATAACTTGCAGTTTCTTCGGGTAACATTGGGACAGCTAGATTATATACCGTGTATGGGCTAACCCATCCATTTTTATGGCATTCTTCTATTGTCACTTCAGCTATTATTGGGCACCTCTCTAAAAGTATATCATGTTTCCCATCAGCTCTCTCAATTGTAGCTGTTAGTCCTAAGATATAGTCATATCCGATAGTTTCGAATATCTTTTTAAATAATGGTGCACCATAGCAATGGATTTCATCTAGAATTAGTAAATCACACTTGTACTTGTTCTTGTATGCTGTGTTTATTACTACTACCTCACAGTTCTTGTTTAACTTGCGAGATGTTAACTCTACCATCCATTGGTCTTTAAGATTTAGTGTTGGTACTATTACAATAACAGAGACTTGAGGGTTAACCTCTCGCATTCTCTGTATTGTAACCATTCCAACACGTGTCTTTCCAAAACCTGTAGCTCCAACTAGTGTCCCTATTCCATGAGCATCTTTCCAGGTATCTACTATCTCTAATTGCTTAGAGGTTCTGGTAGTATCTGTCATATTGCTCTTTTTCTACTTTTAATACTTTAAGCATTCTGTTAGGGTATTTTTCATTGCTTGCTGTGTGAGGATGGTTAGGTAAGTAGGGTTGTAATCTACCATCCCATTTAGTTCCATCTATTCTAACGTGTGTATAATCACACAACATACAAGAGGATGAAAACCTTCTAACCTTCGCTATCTCTAGCCCTTGCCACCCCTGTACTGCTACATAATCTCCTGGGCGTAGCTCTGCTCCTGTCACGTCTTCTATTTTTCCCATGTCTGGCTTATGTTTGTGTCTGCTTTCAATAAACCCGAAGGTATTATCTCTAGAGTAGACTGTTCCATTAATCCTTGAAATATGCTACACCACTCCTCTGCTTTATCAGTTCTAACTATAGTATCAATTTGATCGTGTACAGTCATTACTATTTTAGCAGGGTAGTCGTTCTCATATATGTAATCACGCACTAATACTAATGCTGATTTACACATATCAGCTCCACTACCTTGAATTGGTGTGTTCTTACTTGCACGTTCAATTTTACCTTTATCCTTTTGAGGAGTTTCATAACCCCTCCACTCTGGGAACCATCTCATTCTACGATAAGGAGCATATGTTTTGATATGTCCTGTTTGTAGTCCGTAGGTACCTAAGTTTTTAAGGAAGTTCTCAATTGAGGGAAATGCTTTGAAATAGTCTTTGATTAACCTCTCTGCTGCTTTCTCTGAAATGAGTAGTGTATCTGCAAGTTTCATTGGACCCATACCATAAGCTAAACCAAAGTTAATTGATTTAACATTTGTTCTGAGTTTCTTGTGTTCCTTGCACTTGCATTTAAGTTGCGCACGCTCTGTGCCTCCACCTAAATTAGCATACGCATAATAAGAGCAACCAACTTCAGCTGCATCCCTCCATTTGTCACCATATACTAATGCTGCACATACACTGTGAAGATCCTTACCTTCTTCTAACGCTTTAAGCCATACAGGATCTTTACTACCTGTTGCTATAATTGCTAATTCTTGTGAAGAATAATCACTTGATACAAATACCCAATCACTATTACCTGATATAAAACAATTACGATACTTGTTGTTAGCTGGTATCTGTTGCATATTAGGTGATGATGAAGCTATCCTACCTGTGTTAAGTATTTGCTTGAAGTTTGTTCTAACTCTGTTATCTGAGTCTACATTTTGTAGGAACTTATCTCCATAGCTTGTGGATAGCTTTGCTTGTTCTTTGTATTTAATATAAATGTCAATAAACTCATCCTTTCTAAATGGAAGTAGTGTATTTGCATTCACATCTTCTACATCAATGCCATAAGTGTTAAATACATTCAACACTTGTTTAGGTGATGTCCATTTCACATCAATCTTACGGATGTCTGTGTCTTCCATGAACATGTCTGTTTGGAAGTGTGTAGCATTAAATTGAGATAGAGATTCTTTAGTTTTGACGAAGTCATCTAATGTGTGTTCCATCTCAACTCTAGATTTCTCTGCATCTAGTGCTAACTCATTCCATCGTGGTATATCTAATGCAATACCATTGAATTCTATGTCACCATAAGCTAATGATGCGTCGTTCTCTAACTGCATCAGCATTACCATGTCCAAATCTTCAATGTATTTAATCTGCAACGCTTGCAAATTTAATAGATACTCTACATCTTTAGCTCCATATACTATTTGAGACTCTGTGAATTCCCCAGTATAACCTATAAATGTAGTTCTTATCTCTTTACTCATTTCAATATGTAGATGAGAAGAGACTAAGTTGCTTAAGCTGTGTGATACTTGTTTCCCACAATTTAATACTTGAGAGGCAAGCATAGTATCCCATACATTGTTCAGTCTTATACCATTCTTTAATAAGAATTTGTAGTCAAACTTAACATTGTGCAATACTTTTGTAATATGCTTGTTCTCAAGTACCTTCTTCAGGGGGATAATATTTACAGCTCGTGTGTCAATAACAAACTGTGTATCTTCATCACCTATTTGTAGCATGGTCATCTCTGATTCCATGAAGTTAAGACCTGTTGTCTCTGTGTCTACTCCTAGTATTGATTTAGATTCACAGTATGCCACTGCTTCATCGATTGTGCTTACTTCACAACAATCAACTAACCTTGGATTTCCTACGAACTTGATCATTTAGTTTAAGATTTAATAGTTTCATCAACTTCTTTATCTCTCGTGCTGCCCAATATTTCTTCCACCTCGTTTGGGTTATTGTCTGGAATCTGGATAGAATATTTACTCTGTCCTTTAAAGAATTCGATTTCATTTAACAAGTACTTTTTAGATTTAGAATAGATGGTAGATAGTGATATAAGTCTACTTAAATTATCAGCAGCCTCTTTAACTATGTCCATCTCTCTTAACTTGAGTTGAAAAGAAAGAAGAGAGAGGGTATTTTCATAGTCCTCAATCTTATCCTTTGGTAACTCCTGTGTAAGTAAATACATACGAGTTACAAACTCTTTATTACTCTCCAAGAGGTTGTTTCTTTCTTGGTCTACCTCTTTTAGCTTTAGGCTTATCTAATTTAGGCTTAGGCTCAAGTATGAACTCAAGTCTATGTATTGAGCCTAGATTCTTAAGCATCTTCTGATTTAATGCCCAAACTGCTTGGTTTAGTTCTGTTTCTAGCCTTGTTATTCTGCTAGATACTATAACTGATAAATAAGCTATTATTACGATACATATTAGTATCGTTATTAATGCAATTGTAGAAGTTGCCATTGGTTTTTTGTTTAGGTGTTGTTTTTAGCTATTAATATAAGAGTGAGGAGGAGTTCTCATATTCCTCCCCATTCTTATCATTAGCCATTCAAACTAATTACTATGCGTTAAGTATTCCGAACTCAGAACCTACTATTTCTACTGCTTGAGTAGGTGTTGAACCATCATGAGTGATGTATACATCCTCTTTAGTGGTATCAAACGTTAGTGTTCTGTTCAAATAGATAGCTCTACCTTTATTGTAGAGTGTTTCCTTTGTTTTAGGGTTAATCTTAGGGTTTTGACTCTTTTTACTACCGTCATTCCCTACCCAAGTTCTAGCCTCAAATGTTTCATTTACCGAAATCTTACACTCTGGGTGTACATCTGGAAATGTTTCGTCAGTGTTTTGACGTTTTAGACCTTGAAGAGTAGTATATCCTTCTGGTGAAAGTATATCTCCTGTTACTGCGTCATATGATATGCCGTAGGCGTCTAAGTATTGATCTGATACTGTTCTGTAAGCAATTAATCTTTCAGGTTCATTTACAGCGAATCCTGCCATAAATATGTTAAAGTCACCATCGTTACCTTCCTTCATTGGTTTCTCACGTTCTGAGCGTACCACTAATTGGAATACTTTAGTGTTCTTTGTTGGCATTACACTTACTACTCTTGGAGTTTCAGTGATGATTGCTGTTGATTGTGCAGTTGTGTTCATTTGATTTACTTTAGTTTATTAATTGATTGATTGTTAGTGAAACAGAGAGGAATCGAACCTCTCTATTGACCATCTGTTTCTTAAAGTTTAAGTATTAATCTACTTAATGAGTTTTGTATTTCTTTGAATGTAGCCTCTACCTCATCGTGTAGTTTTAGCTTTAATAATCCTCCTCTGTTTTGAGTGATTTCGTGTGCTAGGTGTCTTTTATAAGCCACCAACTCTTTCTTTAAATCTGATTTAGTAAGTGCCATATCTTTTGTTATTTGTTTATCTCTTTGGTTTTGTCTATTATGTTTATAATACCTACTCCTGTATTATACATACTGTCACCATCTGCATCATAAATTAGCTGTTCACCATATTTGTGAAGCTCTTCTAATTTATCTTTTAAGTCTGTTATTGCTTGTTGCAGTGCTTTTATCTGAAGCTGTTGAAACTCCGCTACTTCCTTTGATATTGTTACCATTGAAGGGGTTTAGTTTAGTTCTTAGTTTATACTCTCTAATTGCTTTCTTTACTGATAAGTATGCTTCTTGTTTCATGGTGTGTGTTTAATGTTAAGAGGTGCGCTAGATGTCTTAATGGGGAATATACCCATACCTCTAAATTAATAATCACCTACGACTTGCACGCTTAAGTCTACTTCACCTCAAGGGCAGATTAGACAGTGAATAATAATAAAACTCTCTCTATCAGTCATTTCACGAGATCAACCGTGTTATGACTCTTGCACTTAGCATTTGTACTGATATAGAATATTTTCAACTCGGTGGATGATAGGGATGTACCCATGTTAACTATATCACGAGAAAGTTAAGCTAAAAACTCTTGCAAGGTTGTGATCCTTGATATGGTATATCGCGGCTGTTAGAGTCAACTCTAACTTTAATTAACCTTAAGGGCATGTTATCTCTGGTTGAACTATTTCTAGATCAGTTCCTCTTGAGGTTAACAGTGAGCCATTTTACAAACGGTAATATCTTTCCCACTGATTGGACAAGAGTAAATCAAATGGTTGGCAGAGCTTTCTGGGGCTTTATCCTACTAACTCTGCTTCCCATTAATAAGATACCTACATCGAACTCAGTTTTTTAACTCTCTTAACCTAATTAAAGTCCAAGCGCGTTCCGATGTAAGCAGTATTGTTATAAATCTCTATCCATAACCTTCTCGTATTCATTCTTACGAGTTTCTATCTCTGCTGTTAAAGCAGGTAGTAGTAAAGAGACCATCTTGATTTCTTCTTTGGCTGAGTCTATTCTATCTGTACATTCTTTGTGGAATGAGAATAGCTCCATTGTTGATAGGTTTTCCACGAAGTTGTCTAGTGTAACTTCCATATCTTATTCTTCAGTTGCTAAGTGATGTGCAATTAATACTATGATAGGTAAATCCATTAAGGTTATTAAAGCCTTAATCTCTACGCTATGAGACATTGTGTACACCATAACTGTTAGTATTATGGCTAATATTACTATGATTGTAAGAGTAAATCTACTCATATGTTCTAAGTTATTTAAGTTAATAAGACTAACTCCTAAGCCTGAGCTATCATCGGAGCATCTTATGTTAATCACTATGTCTTGCAATGTATTCAATAGCTTTCTTGTCAAGAGCTATGAAGTCTCCAAGGTCTAAGCCTTGATTACCTAATTCAGTAATCATTTCTATCTTTTTCTTATAGTACGGATGCTCAGTGCATAGCTTTCTGCTTAGCTTAGCCTCTAGATTCATTATAGATACTGTTACGTAGAACAATTCTGTTTCAGTTATAGATGTTTTCATTTTAGCTATGTTATGTTAATAAAGACTAATTATCGTGTCGTAGATTATGCTTCATCTGATGAAGGAGTAAGAGAGCTACGCTCTCTTAGTCCTGTGGTTCTTACAGCTTGATGACCTTTATGTCATCAGGGTGGATGAATCCACCTCTATGTCCCGACTCTTCGTCGGGCTTAGAGATGTCACGAGGGTTGACCTCGAAAGCATGAGAGTCCTTTATGGACTCGAAGTGCTTGAGATGGTCGCCATCGAGGCACATCCAACAGCTTGTATTGTCGCTTTTAGGCGATCCATACAAGCGTGCTTGGATACCGCAGAATTCAGCGCGGGAATCGTCTGCTAAGACGATGACTGTGTTGGATTTCTCGGTAATCTTGATTTTTACTATCGTGAGTGTAGCCATGAGAACTTTTTTAAGTTTGAATTGCAAATGAGCGATTGTTAAAATCAATCGGGGGGGCCTTCGCCCACGATTTAGTAGGGGTGCCTGTTTAATAAGTGGTCTACTCATACATCTGCACATAAATTTTTTTTATTTTTTTTTTGAAAACCCCTTGTATATGTAAAAAATAGTTGTATACTTACGGCTGTGTGTTTCACTACTCTTGTGAATTCATAGTTTTTTGGTTTTTGGTTAAAAGAAAGGTCCCCTTCATGGGGACTTTTCTGATTTTAATATGTACCTTTACTACGAAAGGAATGACGCTTATCAGGTGTCACTAAATCCCCAACATCTATAATTTAGTGAGGGGATTTTTTTGTGAGTAAGAAAATATTAGTTACATTTGCCCCACTACGAAATACAAACTTCAGTCACCCACCGAAAGGATAAATAAATAGAGGACGACTGTTGGAACAGATACCTTGTATTTCGTAGCTTATGTTTGAGAGTTTACTTCCAATGACTCTCCTATTCGAAAAATTAGTGGAATTTCGTTTAGTTTCTTTTTGCCCACTTTTTCTTTAATTTAATGCGCATTTATTTTTAAATAATACATAATGAACAAAAACATAGAGTACCTAATGACTGAAAAAGAAAGTGATAAAGTAGCCAAGACCATAGCTGAAGATACGTTCTCTGGATGGCTTGATGAATTGGAAGAGAAAGAACAACCTCAAGCATGTAGTATTGATAATCCAGACTGTGAGAATTGCGGAAGTTAAATAATTAACTATCTTTGGTATATGGAGAACCGAGAAAAGAAACCACCTAAGGGGAATGTTAAGTTCAACATCACCTTATCAGAAGAACAGAAGCTAGCTAAAGCTAATATAATTAGACACCCCTTCAATTTTATAGTAGGACAAGCAGGTAGTGGTAAAACATTACTAGCAGTGCAGGTGGCTTTAGATATGTTCTTTAAGAGGGAATATAATAAGGTTATTATTACACGCCCTACAGTAGCCACTGAAGACAATGGATTCCTTCCAGGAGATGAGAAGGAAAAGATGGAGCCTTGGCTTGTACCTATTATGTCTAATATGCGTAAGGTATATAATAAGCCTGACAAGATCCAGAAGATGGTGGACGAGGAGGAGATTGAACTTGTATCCCTAGGGCACTTCCGTGGAAGAACCTTTGAGAATGCAGTGGTGATCATAGATGAATTCCAGAATCTAACTAGAGCTCAGTTCAGAATGGCCTTAGGTAGGTTAGGAAAGAACTCTATAATGATATTCTGCGGAGATAATCAGCAGATTGACCTAAAGGATCCAAATTACTCCGCTATACATGAGGTATCTAAGATAAAAGACAGTAACTTTGTACATAAGGTAATCCTAGAGGATAACCACAGACATGAAGCTATCGATGATGTCCTTAAGAGACTTACAGGATATTGATAGAGTACCCAGTTTACCAAAAACTACCGCATGATATTTCAAGAGCTAAACAAGTTTAACAACATTGTTTTTAAAGACAGTGACCACACTTATAAATTGAATGGTGAAAGCCTAACCTCTGTAACTACCTTTATAGGTAAGTTTAAGAAACCCTTTGAGAAGGAGTTCTGGTCGTATAAGACCGCACAGAAGGAAGGGGTATCACAGGAAGAGATATTAGCTAAGTGGGAGTCGATCGCGTTGTACGCGACTAATAAAGGAAGCAAGTTGCATAACTTTGCTGAAAATTACATCAACAATAAGATAATCGATAATGTTATATATGAGCCTATAGATACTAAGGCTTATGACAAGATCGAGTCCCATTTTTTAAAGTTCTACGAAGACACAAAGGATACACTTATACCAATCATATCAGAATTGGTTGTTGGATCCCCTGAGCTTGGGCTATGTGGTATGGTTGATCAACTATACTACTCCACCAAACTAGACTCCCTAGTAATATTTGACTGGAAGACAAACAAAGCACTTAATAAGAAGAGTAGATTCAAGAATAAGATGCTAGGACCATGTTCTCACTTAGATGAATGTGAAATGTCTACATACTCCCTACAATTATCCACATACAGATACATAATAGAATACGTAACCAATCTTAAGTTTCATTCAACCTATATAGTATGGTTTAATGAGAAGAATGACTCATATGAACTTGTACCCTGCGAAGATTATAGAAATTTAGTAAAAGAAATGCTAAGTTATAATTAATTTTATTATATTTGCAGTATGAGTGAATATGAAAGAGACTTAAGAAAGATGTTCGACCTACCCGAAGAGGGTAAGTTGTGCGACGCGTGTATACGGAAGTTCACAAACAAGATGCTTATCAATAAGGCCTTAGAGATGAATGCTATCGCTCAGGCTAAGATAGGTACAGAGTCAAACTCTGAGGATAGGGCAGCAGCCTACTATGTAGCTAGACATGCTAAAGAAGCTATAGCGAACATAGATATAAAGTTTGCTGAGTCAACCTTCCCAGAAATAGACTTAAACTCGTTACCTCCCGCAGCGTATTTAGGAGAGAAACTATGATAATACCTATACAATCAACCCTGAGAGGATTTCTTAGCGGATACCTCACCGTACTTAACCCAGTGTTAAAGCTGAAGGATAAGGAAGTGGAAGTATTAGCTGCATTCTTAATGGTTTGGTATCCTAATAAGGATCGAGAAGATATAGAGACTCTACTGTTCTCCACTAAGGTGAGAAAGATGGTACGTAAGTCTGTAGGTATCTCAGAAGCTTCGTTTAATAATCACATCACGTCCCTTCGTAAGAAGAAGATAATTCAAGGTAGACTTATTAATCCTTCTATACTAACCCACTTGAGGGAAGAAGATGTAGAGGTCACCTATAAATTGTCATGGACAAAATAGTAAAAGAACTTGCAAAGAAATATAAACTCACCGTATTTGAAGTTGAGCAGATAGTTAAGTCTCAATTCAGCTTTATAAAGAATGTTATAGAGGATGGAGATTTCAAATCTGTGAGATTAAAACATTTGGGGTTATTTACTGTAAAGAAGAATCGTTTAAAATACTATAAAGATGGCGGAAGAAGAGAAGAAGGGAGCGAAAGCGAAGATGTCTGAAATCCTTGACGGATGGAAGAATGTAGTATTCCCTAATGAGCATGTAGAAAAGATAGCAGAAGCTAGAGCAAATATATGCGCAGGATGTGAGTTCAACATAAAGAGTAGGTGCAAGAAGTGTGGATGTCCACTAGTCGCAAAGACTAGGTCAATGCAATCACACTGTCCTATTAAGAAATGGTAATAAATGTGGAGTTTAAGTTGGGCGAGACCGTTTACTTAAGGACAGACACAGAACAGTTACGAAGGATAGTAACAGAAGTCAATATCGCAGGAAACTCAATGGCGGACAGTGTATTGATGTATGAACTATCTCAAGGAGAGAATATTAGTAAACACTATAGCTCAGAAATGGCTAGAAGGAGAGATGACACAATCTCATTAGGAATGTAAACAAAAATTATGAAAGCACTTAAGTACACACCAATCGGGAGAACTATTGTAGTAGAGATCCCCGCAACAGAAGTTGAGACAACCTCTGGAATTATTAAATCTGAATCCATGGTCAAGGAAGAGCAAGAGAACAAAAGCGGAGAAGCTTTAGTTGTTGCTGTTGGAACTGAGGTGACGGAGATTAAAGTAGGAGACACCGTTATACCTAAGGGTCAAGGCTTTATGGTTAAGATAGGCGACGTTGAATATTTCCAAATGGATATGTATAACGTACTAGGTATAGTAGGATGATATTAAACGGGTTTGACGTAGAGGTTAACTTCTGGAGAGCTAACCCGCAATTGAAGGTACCCCAGCCCTTTGCTGATATTCTGAATAAGGATAAAAGTAAAGGTAAAAGCAAAAGCTCACAGATAATGTGGGCTATTGCGCTTTTAGTGGATCCTGACTCTAAGTTTTCTAATATATCCCTTGGGAATAGGAAGAGGATGATAGCAGAGGATTACCTTAAGGACGCTAAGTTTAAATGGGCAGACGTCAAGGCAGCATGTCAGTATTACGAAAGTATGCTGATCACTCCTACTAAACGACAACTGTCTGTCTGGAAACAGAAGATGGATGAGAAGTCTATCTACTTAGCGGAGCTTACCTACGAAGAGGATTCTACAACAATTGAAAAATTACTCTCCACCAACATCAAGTTGTTCGAAGATTACGAAAGACTATTGAGAATGGTGGAAAAAGAGAAAGACGAAGGTGCCACTAAAGGTGGTGCAGTAGAGTCTGCCTCGGAGACTGGACTTATATGATAAATAGATTAAATTTTATCTTAGAGGAAATCCCTCAGTACCACCCTGCTAGTGAACAGTACTTGCTATTTTGGCGAGAACAGAAGCAGAGGAGTATAGAGGGGTGTTGGGTTGGTGGTGTTTGGATGCCAGGTTCCCTATACTTCTATGTTAATTTTTGGACTATACTACTGAATAAGTCAGCCCATTCTAAGACCAAGGAACCTGGAAAGCCGTTTCTTCGTGACTTGGAGTGGGATTTCTTTTATAACTGGACTGAGGCTAGGGGTTTCTCTGGGTTCTCTGAGGACAAGACTTTTACTTGTGATAGAGAGTTTGAAGAAGCTGGAGTAGATAAGGACGGTAAAATATATGTACCTGCGCGTGAGTATATGCGTAAAACCTTTTCTAAGAACATGGGTAAGCCTTTGTTTGAGAATGAGGCTAAGAATATGATGATGATGGGTAGTCGTGGTTTTGGTAAGTCCTATGGGGTTGCTGGTGGGGTTATTGGTCATGAGTTCTTGTTCGACGGAATGAAAGAGTACGACCCAGCATATATAGCAAAACCACCATCTACAGAAATCGTAGCTGCTGCAGGTGATGCTAAATTCTCTGCAGATATTCTAGCTAAAACTAAGTTTGGTTTAGATAATCTTCCTGGGTATGTTGAGTTAGAAGATAAATTCTACCCCTCTCCTTTTGCTAAGCAGTACGCAGGCTCTTGGATGTCAGGTAAAGAGATTAGAGCTGAATACAAAAAGAAACTTGGGGGTACTTGGCAAACTAGAGGTAGTGGGTCCAAGATCAAGCACAGAACATTTAGAGATAACGCATTCGCTGCCAATGGTACGCGTCCCGCTGTAATGGTGATGGAGGAGATTGGTATGTTCTCTAATCTTAAAGCAGCACACGAAGCTTCGGTGGAGTGTATGAAGAATGGTTCTTACAAATTCGGTAGCTGTATGTACTTAGGTACTGGTGGTGATATGGAAGGTGGAGGTACCGTAGATGCAAGAGATATGTTCTACAATCCTGATGTATATGACTTAATATCATTTGACGATACTTGGGAAGATAAAGGAAAGATCTCCTACTTCGTTCCCGCGTACATGGGATTGAATCAGTATAAGGATAAGAATGGATTTACAGACGAAGCTCCAGCTAAAGCATACCTAGATAAATTTAGAGACAAATTACGCTCTGGGAAGAACTCTAGAAGCGCATTGAATGCAGAGCTCCAGAACAGGCCTTTAAAGCCGTCAGAAGTCTTCCTAACGAAGACTGGGAACCATTTCCCTACTGCTGATCTTATGGATACGTTAGCTAATCTTGAAGTAGAGAATGCTAGCGCTAATTTAGATTACATAGGAAAGTTATTTGTAACCACGGAAGGTAAGATAGAATGGAAGCCCGATGCTAAGTTGAGCCCCATATATGACTACCCTTTAAGAATAAGCGATGAGATCGAGGGGTGTGTTATTATACATGAGATGCCTTACGAGAACGGAGAAGAGGAAATTCCTTATGGCATGTATGTTGCAGGGTGTGACCCTTATGATCATGACGAAGCTACTACAGCTTCTTTAGGTTCATTAATAGTATTAAATAAGCTCACCAATAGGATTGTGGCTGAATATACTGGTAGACCAGAGACAGCTAACAAGTACTACGAGGTAGTAAGACGACTGTTAAAGTTTTACAACGCTAAGTGTCTCTACGAGAACGAGCGAAAGGGTTTGTATCAATACTTAGAACACAAGCATGAAACCCACTTACTTCTGGACCAACCTGAGATAATAAAGGATATTGTTCAGAACAGTAAAGTGAGTAGAGGTAAGGGTATGCATATGTCTAAACCCTTAAAGAATTACGGAGAGGAACTCATAAAGATGTGGTTATTAGATAACTACGGACAAGACGAAAGTCTTATGAATCTCCATAAGATACGGAGCCAAGGACTTCTAAAGGAATTGATAGCCTATAATGATAACGATAACTTTGATAGGGTTATGGCATTCATGATGGTTATGTACCATTTAGAGGAGGTTAAGAAGCATACCGTAGAGAAAGAAAAGAAAATAACTACTATACATGACCAGGATTTCTGGAATAAGACTATCTTTAAAAGAAAAAAAAGAAAGTCCTTTTAGCTATAAAATATTAAACTTAATTACTAAGTAGTTAGGTTAGATGTTGTGTAGTCTAAATAATTGTATATTTTTGTACTTTAATTCGCGAATTTAAAAAAAACAATAACATGGCAAAAGTAAACGTAACTTTGTCTCTTTCTAGTACTGACCTGTTTGCAAAGCAAGCGCTTAGTTTTACAGAGACAGACGTACTATCTCCTGCGGGAGACACCCAGGTAATGGGACGAATAATAACATCAGGTAATGGTACTGTAGACTGCTTAACTTTAGGTACAGGAACAGCTATCAGACCTTTAGCAGGTACTTTAGATAGGGCTTACTTATTTTTACACAACCTAAGTTCTGTCTCAGGAGAGATATTAATGATTAGATTAAGAGAAGCTGTTGGTAGTATTGGTACTACAGGTGACTACTTTGCTCAACTAGGGCCAGGGGAATTCTTATTTATTCCTATAGCTCACATGCAGACGGTGGATCTTGAACCTAAAACAGGAAACCCTGTAGTGGAATTTATTTTAATGGAAAAAGCTTTAGGAGCATAATCTTTAATACATAAAACATGGCAACTTTAAAAACAACCTTTAGTATCTCAAGTACAGACTTGTTCGATACTGTAAATATATCCAAGACGGTAACTGACTCTTTAACTATAGACGGGGATAACCGTCAAGGGTTAACAGTGGTTAAAACTGCTGCAGGAGCATTCTTAGAATTAACTGTGGAAGCTTTATCTGGAGCAGTTGATGAAAAAGCGTATGTATACGCTAAAAACTTAGACCTAGTAGATGACATCATCTTTTTTGATGATGGTGGTCAAGAGTTTGCAATGTTAGGGCCAGAAGAATTTTTATTCTACCCAAGCGCAGACAACACGACTATTAAAGTAAAATCATCTGCTAACACCCCACTTTTAGAATATTTGATACTTGAGGTAGCATAATACAACTTTCATATGGCGCTTAAAGAGTTTCCTAGACAAAAATTAAGCTTTCTAAAAAAAACTACCAAATGGGGAGAGGACTGTATTGAATCAGGCCTTTCCCTTATAGGTATATACGATAATACAAGACGTAGCCCTCGGAGTAAAAAGAAGAGGAACTATGACTTGTATAATGGTAAATTTAATAAAGAAGATTTAGAGTATGTAACAGACCCTTTAGGTTTGGGAGATACTGTAGAGATGCCTGCGTCATTACAATACTATGACGTTGTATCCCCTATATTTAATTTATTATTTGGAGAGGAAGCAAAAAGAGCATTCACTGTTATGGTGCGCTCTATAAATGAAGGTGCTATATCTTCTAAAGAAAGCGAAAAAAAGCAAGCAGTAACTTCTTATTTTCAAGGGTTAATCAAGCAATCTACTGAGCAAATGCTTCAGGGTGCTGGTAAACCTGAGAGTGAGGAAGAAGCTCAAAAAATGTTTCAAGAAGCTCAGGAGAATATCCCTGAAGAACTTAAGCGCATACAAAAGTATTTTAGCTACGATTTTCAGGATATTAATGAGTCCGTAGCAAATAAGCTTCTTAACTACTTAGAGAGAGAACAATCTCTAAAGATTAAGTTTGCTAAAGGGTGGGAAGATGCTCTTATCGCAGGAGAGGAGATCTACTGTGTAGAAGAAATATCTAACGAACCCACTGTAAGGAGAATAAACCCTTTGGAGTTTTATTGTCTTTTACCTCACAACGAAGATTATGTAGATAAGGCTGACGTAATAGTGGAAGACACTTATATGTCGGTTAACTCTGTTTTAGATAATTTCTATGAGGACCTTACCGCAAAACAAATAGACGACCTAGAAAAAGAGAACGGAAACCGTTCTTCTATCGAAAGTAAGAGTCTATTAAACTACCCCGCAGAAAAGTTAATGATTCAAGACAGCTCCGAAGAGAATGGAGATGCTATGAATAATTACTACGATAGAGATGGAAACATCAGGGTAACTAAGGTTGTTTGGAAATCTATGCGTAAGATCGGAAATCTAACTTACATGGATGAGTTAGGGATGCCTCAGGAAGCAGTTGTTTCTGAAGCTTACAAACTAGACGGTTCTGCTGGAGAGTCAATTAAATGGCTTTGGGTTAGTGAGTACTGGGAAGGAACTAAAATTGGAGAAAGCACGTACATAAACATACGTGTACGCCCGCAGCAATTCAGACACATGGATAATTTATCTACATGTAGTTCTGGTTATGTAGGTACTATATATAACGCCAACAACACTCAGTCGGTATCATTGATGGATAGATTAGTCCCTTGGATTTATCTATACATTACTTTATGGTATAGACTAGAGTTAGCTATGGCAGCCAACCAAGGTAAAATAGCTTTAATAGATTTATCACTTATTCCTGACGGATGGGAGATAGAGAAGTGGATGTACTACGCGCAGTCTATGAAGTTTGGTTTTGTTGATTCATTCAACGAAGGTAAGAAAGGACAGTCCGCAGGGAAACTTGCAGGTAACATATCTAACCAGAATAAGGTTATTGATATGGAGACTGGTAATTTCATACAACAACACATAGGGTTACTAGATTTTGTAGAACAGAAGATAGGTAATCTTGCAGGGGTAACACCTCAGCGTATGGGTGCAGTATCTACTAGCGAGTTAGTAGGTAACGTAGAGAGAGCTGTTGTACAGTCTTCTCACATTACAGAGAAATGGTTCGAGGTTCATAACCAGACTAAGGTTAGAGTTATGGAAACTTTACTTAACGTAGCTAAGGATGTTTATAAAGGGAAGACTAAACGTCTTCAGTATATGACTGACGATATGGCTAACATATTCTTTAAGATTAACGGAACAGACTTCAGTAATTCAGAGTATGGATTATTTGTATCTAACTCCGCTAAAGATAATATGGCAATCGAAGCGCTCAAGCAGCTTACGCATGCGGCTCTTCAGAACGACAAAATGACTTTATCAGATGTTGCACAAGTATATAACGCAACCTCTCTTGCGGATCTTAGACAAGGTCTTAAACAAGCTGAGGCCGAAGCAGAACAAAGAGCACAACAGATGCAGCAAATGCAAATGCAACAGCAGCAAGAGGCAGTTCAAATGCAGCAGCAGTCTGAGCAAGCTAAACTAGACCTTGAACACGCTAAGCTCCAATTAGAGCAAGAGAAAGAAGGTAGAGAAGATGCTAGAAATTCTGAAGATAATCGTACGAAGCTAGAGATAGCTCAGATGAATATCATGGCTAAAGCTGTGGATAATGACGTTAATGACAACGGAATTAGAGATAGTATTGATTTGGCTAAATTATCTTTAGACAGGGTAAAGGTTGACAACGCTCGAGAAGAAAACAAGGCTAAGCGCGACTTAGAGAGAGAAAAGCTAAAGTCTAAAGAGACTATAGAAAGAGAGAAGATAAGAAAGGGTGGTAGCAAAACATAATCTATAAGATTATGTTTTAGCTATAAAACTCAGACAATATTCCACAAACCCTAGTAAAAAGGGTTGTGTATGTGGGAATGTATGTATATTTTTGTTAAACCATTAAATAAATTAGTATGGCATTTGGAGAGGATGATATTTTAGGAGGGTTAGATTTAAGCGTACTGGAAGGTATAGCTACTGCCCCAGAAGGAGCTGCTGCTAAAAAAGAAGAAGGTACCGACGCTTTAGAAGTAGAGGTAGAACCAGGGATATTTCAGCCTGGCCTTGCAATCAAAGAAGTGGACGAACTTCCCTTAGAAGACCCTATTGAAGAGGGTAAAGAAGAGGAAGAGCCTAAAGCAGAGAAGGAAGAAGAAAAAGAAGACCCTGAGGAGGAAGCTCCTGAGGCAGCTAAAGAAACAGAAGACGCTGAAGAAGATGTTAATGTTTTAAAAGTCTTTGCTGAATTGCAAAGAGAAAGCGGTCTTATAGACTTCAAGGATGAAGACTTCGAAGACTCTGAGGAATGGGTTCTTAATAAAGTACAGGAAACAATAGATAATAAAGTGGTTGAATATAAAGACTCCCTTCCAGAGGAAGTTAAGTATTTATTAGACAACTACGAGGCTGGAGTTTCGATGCACGATCTTATAAACCTAAGCGCTAACGAGCAGTCTTATGGTAATGTGTCTAGAGAAGGCTTAGAAGAAAACGTTAACATGCAGAAAATGCTTGTTAAGGATTTATTATCTAGAAGCGGATGGTCTGAGGACCGTATAGCTAAGAAGCTTAACCGATATGAAGATACAGGTGTTTTATTAGAAGAAGCTGAAGACGCTTTAGATTCTTTGAAGGAGATGCAAGCAGTAGAGAAAGAGAATCTGATAGTTACTCAGAAGAATGCTCAAAAGCAAAAAGCAGAGGCACATACCCAATGGTTGGGTGACCTTAAAGAGCATATATCTGTTAAAGAGGAAATAATCCCTGGATTTGAATTATCCGTTAAAGATAAGGAAGAGCTGTATAAGGGTATTACCAAGCTAGACAGAAATGGTAAAAATGAAATAATGCGAGCTAGGGAAACTGATCCTGAGTTCGATCTAAAGATAGCTTATTTAGCAACAATACTTAAGTGGGACTTTTCAGCTTTTGAACGCCAGTCAACGACTAAGGCAACTAAAAAGTTATCAGACGCAATTAAGAGTACCAAGAAAGCGGGATCCAGACCAAGTAGAGGAACCTCAAAAAATGTCGACTTTGGCACAATGAGAAAATCTATTACCTAGGAAATGCTTAATATTTATATAAACAATCGATTAATTAAAATTAATTAAAAATGGCAACAAACGCAATTAGTAATTTACAATTGTACGCTCCGAAGAGTTGGTCTGGTTTAACAACTGAAAACCACTTAGGAAGTGTATTCGCTCAAGAACCTACATTGGTATCCAATATCATTAGTAGAGTGTTCGGGCTAAACCAGTACGCTGGTATGGACTACTTCCTTTCAATAGGTGGTGGTGAACAAGAACTTCCAGATGATAACGACTTCGAGTGGTTATTGAAAGGGGATGATGAGAAAGCTTTACCTATTATAGTTGATTCTACAGGGGGTGCTAGCGGTACAATAATCCTTTTAACTTTAGGGGAAAAGTATTTCGCTAAAACTGATAAACTTATCTTAGATGATGGTGAGACAGCTTTACGTGTAATGCAAGAACCTTATATGTCAGGAACTCACTGGATATACCCTTGTCAACCAATGGTATTTACTACTAGTGATATTGCGCCCGCTTTGATGGTTGCAGGAGCTAAAGTAAGTAAAGAGTACTCTCCACAGGAAAGAACATTAAACAGAACTTATGGTGAAACAAGCTATACTTCTCCGTTCAAAATGAGAAACTCTCTATCTTTCATGTCTAAGACTTATACAGTGCCTGGAAACATGCACCAACGTCCGTTAGTTATTGAAATGCTAGATCCTAAGTCTAACAAGACTTCTAAGATTTGGACTCAATATGCTGAATGGGAATTCATTTGTCAATGGGCTAAGGAGAAAGAACGTATGTTATGGTTCTCTAAATCTAACAAACAAGCGAATGGTACTTACAACATGATGGGTGAGTCTGGTACTCCAATCATCGAGGGTGCAGGTATCCGTGAGCAAATTTCACCTTCTTACAAATTCAATTATAACGAGTTTACAATTGACTTCTTAGAAGATGTATTATTGAATTTATCTATCAACATTCTTCCAGAAGACCAACGTCACTTCGTTGCCTTTACAGGAGAGCGTGGTATGGTACAATTCCACAGAGCATTAGAAAATCATGCAGCTCGTTTCCAACCATTGGATTCTAAGCGTGTAGGAGGTTCTGGTCAAAACTTATCATTCCAAGGTCAATATAAAGAGTACATGGGACCACAAGGTATCCGATTTACTTTAGTACATTTACCATTATATGATAATGAAGTTCGTAACCGTATTGCTCACCCAAAAGGTGGTTATACTGAATCTTACCGTTACACTATCCTTAACATGGGTACGTCAGGTGGAGAGAAGAACATCAAAAGAGTATATCCTAAGGGCCGTAAGGAACTTATGTGGCACGTAGCTGGATCTACATCACCACTAGGACCTAACACGTCGTTCTCAAAAGGATCAGCGTCTTCGGTAGATGGTTACCAATTGTTCGCACAAGCGCAACAAGGTGTACTTATCGCAAACCCTATGTCGTGTTGTGAATTAATCTACAACTCTACAATTTAAAAATAAAGAACTAATTTGAAAACACAAAAGATGGCGAAAGCAAAGAATGCTTCAGCGGTAGAGGGTAACACCTCTACCACTATAGCGATGGAGGGAGATGGTGTTTCTAATGCAGTTTTAGATAAAGTAACGTTAAAACCAATCAAGAAGCACGGATGGCTTCCCGACGATCACGACGGGAGTATTCGTTACTCTAGATGTTTTGAGAGATTGACAGTTCAATCTCAGCGTGGAACTGGAATTCTGAATACTGGGCTTACAGAGGTAGACGAACGTCGCCTTGAAAAGAAGATGAATATGTCTTCGGGAACACTTTCTAGATACAATGGTGACTATTGGAATAAATTTTTCATAGACGTCCCTAAAGATGGAAAGCAACTTATAATGGCAAACCCAGATGATGAGTTAGTCTACTTAGTGCTTAAAGCGCATCAGCGCGTTGCGAACTCGGAATTAGAGCGATTCGACTCTCCATTCGCGGAATACATAATGACTTCGGTCGAGCAAGAAGCCAAGGTAGAAAATAAGAAGTCTAAACTTAAACGTAAGGCTTACAAACGATTTAGTAACATGTCTACAACAGAGATGTCTAATGTTCTTAAGGTAATGGGTAAACGTGCAGGAGATGCTGCATCTGTAGATTTTATTGAAGCACAGCTTGATAGAATCGTAACCGAGAATCCTAAAGACTTCTTAGATACTATTGAAGACCCAACATTCGAAATGAGAGCATTCATTGATGACTGCTTAACAGAAAGAATTTTGGTTAAAAGTGGTACTAAATTCACCTTACCAGGTGGGGATGTTGTAGGATTTACTAGAGAACAGACTGTAGAATACTTACAAAATCCTGACAATCAGGAAGTGTATATTGACTTAAAAGGTAAACTTTCTATAAGTAAGTAGTATGACTATAGGAGAAATGCATAGAGAATTTAGGGTGTTAATGGATAAGGCGGACTCTGGGTCCGCCCCAGCCTTTCTTTCAGCTGAAGTAGATTTGTTTTTAAATGCTGCTATCGATAGATTTATCACTAAACGTATGTTTGGTAATAATGTTCGTAAGACAGGATTTGAAGAGGATCAGAAGCGGAGGGATGATTTGCGTAATCTTATAAAAGACTACGCGGAAACACCTAACGTTGCTACCTCTGACAACAAAGACGGAGGCCAATTTATAGGACTCCCCGATGATTATAGGCATGCCTTAAGTGAGGAGTGTACATTAAATTATGGAGACCCCAGAATTCCTGTACAACCTTTGACTTACGATAGATACACTAAAGTTATGGATGATCCTTTTAAACGGATCTCTAATAAAATAGCCTATAGGTTGGATTATTCAGGGGATACGTTTGAGATAATCGCTTTAGGGACTGTACACAAGTACCACTTAAGATACGTCTCAACTCCTACCTCTGTTATTTTAAACACAGGAGACGGAGTGTCTGTAGATTGCTCTTTAGCAGAATACACACATAGAGAGATTGTAAGGATGGCTGTTCTTGAGGCTTTGGAAAATATAGAAGACCCAAGATACCAGTCAAGTAAAACTGAACTTAACGAAATAGAATAAAATAAAATGGCAAGAATATTAAAAATAACAAATGCTAACGTTGGCCCTCTTAGTAATAAAGGAGGATCGGTTGGTAACACTCTCGTTAGAGCTCAAGACTATAATAGTCTTGTGGGAGATTATGTCAGTAAAACTGACTCGGTAGCTCAATCAATCACAGGTGCGATAGCAATTACTAGTGCATTAAGTTTAGGAGATAAAGCGCAGGCAGCAGGAGTACTTACATCAAAAGTTGATACGGGTATTTTAAATCACGCAACTGTAATTACATCGCCTGCCCCTTTAGGTACTAATGGTAATGCAGCTTTTGTATTAACAGCAGCAATGCTTGCAAATGGAATAGTAGTTGCTACTCCTAACCACGCTTCTACTGATACTATAACAATGCCTGCAAAGGCAGTTATAGCTGGTTTGTTTGGTGCAAATAAAGCAATAGGAGATAGCTTTGTGTGGTATGTAATAAATATCGCAACAACAGTTAATCATAATTCTGTAGTTACAGGAACTGCGGACTGTTCGCTGTTCGGTAGTGGGGCTGTTGCAGCAAATGCTGCTGACAATGAAACTGCAACTGCAGGGGGATCTTCAAGTGCTATGTTCATGACCAGACTAACAAATGTAGACGGATCATGTGTTACATACCGTTTATCTTAACAACAATTAATTAATTTTTAAATAGAAAAAAATGTATAAAGCAGATAATTCAATGCACGTATTTGTATCTACGGTAGATCCAGATATAAGCGAAAACTTGGCAGCCAGTGAGGTTGGCGAGCTAGTTATTTTAGACAAAAACGGCGCAGTAGTTCCTACTGGCGCAGCTATTGTTGACGGAACACTTGTTCAATTTGGTATGAAAGATGCAGACGGTAACGCTCGTTTCTCTCCTTTAGTAGAATTTAAAGCAGCTAATGTTACAGGTAAGGCGTATGTACTTAGAGTAGAGCAAACAACTACGTTAGATTTATGTGATGACACTCCAAATACTCGTTATACTTTAAGAATCAACTTTAAGCATAATGTAGAGTTGTTTTCAAATCAATCAGATCAATACTTCTTTGAGTATACAACTGGTAATACAGTTACAGCTGGAGAGGTTTTAGAGAATTTTGAGACTCAGATTAACCTTGCAGGAGGTACTAAAGATAAGGTATCTGCAGCACACACGGCGGGTAATGATGGTATGACTATCGTAGGACAACCTCAAACATGGTCTTTAGGTCTTCACGCAGACACTATGGTTTTGTTTGATGTAACCATTACTGGATTTGTAGCAGCAGCAACAAACGTTGTTTCTGGTGCTGATCGCGGAAGTGGTCACGGGAGAGAGGTTGCAGAGCTAGAGTGGTTTGGTGTAGGTTCTTCAGGAGCTCCTTACCGTCACGGTACAGTTCCTAATAATGGGGATTTAGTAGTTTTAAACGCATTAGCTGGTAGTGATTATGATGTAGCGTCTTTAGATTGTGTTATTCCAGGACCTTCTCATGCAGTTGCAGGAGCAGGTGTAGGAAGATGTCAGATTATTATTGCAATGCCTAAAGCAACAGGCGGTGTAGAGCTTGATAAAGTTTTAGGCTTTGCTGATGCAGCTAACATATTCTCTTCATAGTAACTAACTTACTTATATAACCAAAGGGCAGGCATATTGTCTGCCCTTTTTTAATACCCAAAAAATGGCTTTAGATTTAAGATTAGAAGTACATACTACAGATGATTGTAGAAATCTTGTTATAGAAGATGTAACAGGAAATTATTCTGAAGACAATTTAGGTGGGTGGGGGACTATCAATATTTACCCCTACAAAGAAGATATATCTATTGATATAAGTGTTCAAGCTTATATGGGTACATCTGAGAATATAACCATACATGAAGGCACTTTCTCCTTAGACACCTTCCAGGGATTTATGTTTACTCCAAGTGAGGAAAGTTTTAAAGGATTTAAACTTTCAATACCTGCAGAAACATTTAACCAGGAGTTGGGAATATCGTCAGAATTAAGTACCTTAGACGATACTTTATATCAGGTCAACATAAGGGTATATGCCTTGAATGATTTAACAGATATGCACGGAGAGTACACAATGCCCTTCAAAAATACCTGCATGACCTCTGCCTTGGTGTCTAAGACACTTTCGTCTATAAACCTACTTGCAGATGATTGCGAGGAAGATGCGCTGGAGAAAGCATTGTTAGCTAAGAGTCTACTAGAGAGTTTAGAAAATTAAATATGATTTTTAAAAAGGGGAATATAACCGCTTCCATAGACGTTTTAATAAACGACTTAGGCGTACCAGCTAGTTTCGAAAGCATTAAGAGTTATACTTTAGCGTGTTTACAGGGGTCCAACGACACAACAACAGAGGTAATTATACCTATATTGTTTGTTGTGGCTAATGATATGGGGCCCGATAGTGTTATCGAGTATAAACATAGTTTCAGTGTAGAGGTAGCTAAGGATATAGTTTTTAACCTTAATAGGGCATATAAGACGGCCAATCTTAAATTCGTACTCACCAATAAAATATCAGCTACTTCAACCGATAGTGGGGGAGTTATTGGTATAGACACAACCCCATTTGTAGATTCGTTACCTAACCCTATGGGTCTACCTATACACTACTCTGTAGCTACAGAGGGGTTTAGAGCTTCAACGGAAAATGGAAATAGAAAACCAACCATAGGGGTTCATCAGGAAGACTTCTTAGATCTCCTAAAAAACACCGTAGATATTAATAGTATATTAACTATTGTTCTTGTTAGTGCGTTAAATAATACACATCTTGGAGGGACACCTATTTTCCCATTAAGTCAAGGACCTTACCCAGGGACAGATCGTCCATCTGTAGGTTTCCTGCCTTTCTATTCTTTAACAGATGGAAATCAAAGTATTTTAGGTATAAATTATGAGAACTCTAATATAACCGTCCCTACGTATGAAGGCGGGGCGGGGCATAGGCATATGATTTATGTAAATCTTATAGGAAGTATGTTAGGGTTGCTGCCTACTTACGTAAGTGATTATGCAAGTTTAAAGGGAGACACTGGGCTTGCTGAGTGCAACGATACTGGGTGTGTGTCAACTGGAGGGGCTGGGGATTGTATGTCAGATATAACCCCTTATGTAGGAGAGACAACTTTATGGAGCACATTGCTTCTAGATAATGCAGAAAGTCATGCATCTACTTGTGGAGACACCGCTCATCCGACACTTACAGGCCACTATGTATCAGGGGATAACGTAATGTCTTTAAGGGTGGATATGAGAAGATCTATTTGGTCTCCTGCCCAGATAAGTTTTATAAGAGGATCTTTAGCTACCACGGGTAGCCCTTGGAATTCGTTTGCATCTACTGCCCTAGAGTACACTACTATACCTGTTATAGAAGAGGTAGACCCTTGTGCAGAGGTGGTACGGGCTTCAGTTGTAAGGATATACACAGAGAAAACTCAAGATATGTCCCTAGAAGCTTCTAGTATCTTAGCTATTATTAAGAAGATACAGTTATTATGTAATAACATATTAAATAGGTAATGGCAAAAAAGTTTATAAATAAGAGCCCTAAAGTAGATTTAAGGGATATAGAAGACGGTGAAGAATCGTGCGGCACGGAGGAGGTTAAGTATGAAGATATTCCAGGACATAAAGAGGTCACTAAAATAGCCGCAGAGCGGGGTGAAAAACTAAAAGAACTAAGAAACTCTCGAGCCGCTCCTTATACAGAATACACTGCAAGTGAACTTGTTTATATTCCAATAGTTTTTCATCTATTCGAGGATAGGGAGAAGGAGGCGGTTTACCATAACGGGATGCAGTTTTATATAGATGTTATAGATACAATCAACTCTATGCTTGAGGGGACTTTTGTTGTCCCTGACGAAGTTACTATGGGGGCGGCTAAGTATCACACAGACCACGGAGTTGAATGTAAGATAAGGTATAAACTACCTCAGCAACTTCCCGCAGGTGTCCTTAAAAATTTCAACTACCCTGTTAGTACGAATGCTATGTCTGTTATGGATTTTGGGTATCATGACCATGTGGTAGAGGCAAGTTCGTCACATCTGTCTTTATACGGTATTTTTAAATACAATGATTCTTCTGTATTGAATACCGCTCAAGCAGACGCCTTAGCTGACTTTACTGTTGCGGAAGCAGCATATAACACTCTATTTAATTACACTGTATCTGTAGGTAATTCAGAGACGGAAGCTACCAATCTGTTGGCTACTTCTCCTGAGTTTATTGAGTATGAACGTACTGACCATATAAACCAATTGGGAGGTTTTATAGACTGCGGCCCTACAGGGGCTATATTTATAAGAGATGTAAATGACCTTAAAGGGTCTAGGATGACTGCCTATGGGTATCAACATGGTTACTCGTTAGCCGTAAATCAGTACTCAGAGATATACCCGCCTCCAGCCAGTGTTGATAGAGGGAACAGTAAAGATTTTGTGATGCCCGCCAATAACAATGGTACAAAAATGGAGCCCTCACTGGGCCCATCGAAGTATTGGACTAAGTATCAGAGACAGTTACGTATCCCTGCTATACATGTATTTAATTATAGAGGAACTGGGGATGAGAGAACTCGTTGGGCTAATAGTATGGGGTTTTCAGGTAAATCCCCCTTCCCTACAGCATTAGATGCTACTGCTTTCGCTATGCAACCACATGGTATAGTTGAGATGTACACACTCAAGGATATGGTACAGTACTGTCATGTATTATTACATGAATTAGGGCACTCCTTTACTTTATCCCACACCTTTACGGGAGGACGTACAACTGATATGTTTACGGATATATACAATGTTACCTCGCTACCTTTTACGGGGGATGCAGCAGTTCTGAATACGCTTTCAAATGATGACAAGCTTTTCGTTGAAGGTAGAATAAACCTAGCCGCAGATTTAGTTGCTTCAGATTTACCTGGGAACATTTTTATGCACATGGATACTGTTGTGGAGGATGGGGTTACTATAAAGATCCTACCTACTGCAGACTCCTTAGGATTTTTTAACCTATACGACAGTAATACGATTACATACAAATCGAGAATATTAGAGTACGCAATGAACACTACTGTGGTTTGGGGAGGCAGTCTGTCGGAAACAGAATTTACTTCAGAGGGGTTTCCGAGACTTATAATTAATAAAGCTTCTTATGGGCAGGTTACCTATGGTATAAGTGGGGATATATATTTAGATCTTCTCACTCCCTCTTCTTATAGTAATACGCCCATTAATCACGGGGCGTATGTAGAGTTTACTAATGCTACATATGCATTGGGAGGAGGAGTAGGATTCAATATTGAGAATGCAGGGATTATTAATTCCTGTGTAATTTCTTTTAAGGTAAATGCTAACGTTGTTGTTAAAGTGCATGACCAACTCTTCAATGTACTATATGGTAGTGCTATATTGGGGGATCTATATCCTGACCAAATTTTTACAATATCCTTTACCGCAGCAGAGTTGGATGGGGTTACAGATATAGTTATAGGTAGGTCTACTACCTCAACCGCGTCTATTTATATACATTCTATAGTAGTTAATACTACGGCGGTAGTATCAAATGAGACACTGAGAGCAGTAGATCATGTAACAAGAATACCCTTCTGTAAGCTAGATAGTAATGGTGCTATAACTAATATTTATGATGAATTTTGGGCTTTAAATGGGAATTGGGTTAATGAAGATTTTCCTCCTTACCCTGATAATATGCCTACAGATTTTATGTATGACGCGACATACTGCCCTTGTCTACATACCCCTCAGTTGTATAGGGATGCAGATGGAGTAATAAGTTCTTTTACCCCTATAAGCGATTCGCAGGGGATGCGAGATATGTATAACTTAATGGATGATGTAGTTACCGATATATCGTCTTCTAATGCAAAAAGCTCAAAGAGTTCTGTTGTAAATGCGATGCAGATGGGGGTGAGTTATTTCTTCCCTCTAAATGCTACTAGAGGGTATGTACTCCCGTGCCCTAACGGAGTTTTACCTATCATAGGGTTTTGTGGTATGCCCCCTATAGGGAAAGTGCATGCCCTTTTAGGGACTCCTAGTACTCTATATTCGGGGAATACTTATATTAAGGAGGATCCCTCTACTTCTAGGGTTTCGGATACAGCCCCTCAAATGACTGCGCACGCGGAATTTAAAGTGACGTACCCCATACAACAGCGTTTTATGACGGGAAACTCAAATATAAATTCCCGATATTACAACCCCTATCTACTTTCGAATTGGTCTGACTCCCTCTCAGGATTAACTACACAGGCAGATAACGTTTTTTACAACAAAGATCTTTTAGGGTTTAATCTTAATTATACGTCAATATATGAATGTATGCAATACAGGAGGACGATCTCTTCATATCTGACAAGCTCCCTACTAGATACAGACCCTACGTCTGGGGGATTCTCGAGAGGTAGCGGTCAGATCGGTACATGCAGAGTTAGTTTCTCTCCCGCACAAATAGCTATTGCGGAAGCAGCGGTTGACTTAGAGCTAGGTATGTATAAGAGGGCTAAGAGGTTTGGGGATCTTATAGAGTTGGGAACATATGAATCTACTACAGATTTATTTACTCCTATATATGAGGATATAGTAACTCTTATAGCGGACCCATCCTTAGATCAATATATAGTGTGCAACGACACTAACGGTCTAAACTACGACATTGCCTCAGCTAGTAGTGCTAACGGTTATATAGGGGACGATAGAGTATGTATATACCCAGTGCCTATTTGTGACAAACTCCCACATATTATAAATGTATGCTTAGAAGACTCTCCATTAATTTGTGGGTTTCTACTTCCCCCTGCTGATTTTTTAGAATATTTTGACGGTACGAATACAGAGAGTGTTGTGTTGTATAGTGAGGAGTATCCTGGCGACCCCGACTGCGAAGAGGGAGATGGGGGTGGAGGGTTTAAATATGTATTAGATAATAATGGGTGTGTGTACGGAACAATAGACACGGATTGTTTTGTGGGGAATACCTCAGAAGAGGAGTTAGTAGAATTACTAACCACTAATAGTTCGGAGTATACCTTAAATTGCGGGGAATCTGCAGACACTAGAGATTTGATATATCCTAACCTATTTACATCTGGAGGAATGTATTTCTCCTCAAAGGGAGAGTATTACTCAGGGCCTTATGTGTACAGAACTGGAGGTATCGTATGGGCAGGTAGTATAGGTAATACATCCTTTAGGTTGTATACCTCGGAACAACTAAGCGCTCTAAACTTAAAAACCACCCCCACTCTAGTTGCTGCTGAAAAATTCTTTAAAGTTAAAGAGAGTATAGAAAATATCTGTAAATTCGTGAAATAATGGCAAAGAAGTTTATAAATAAAAACCCTAAAAAGATACAGGGATTCGTAGAGGAATGCACAGTTGATGACTCTGAGTTTAATGATATACCTAACATAGCCCGTACACTTAAGAGGGCTGCAGGTCGATCCACAGACTTAGAAACTACACGGACCATACCCTACACGGAAGCGGAGTTGGTTTACTTGCCAGTGGTATTTACACTCCTTGAGAATTCAGAGACAGGGGAGGTTTTTCATTACGGAAAACAGTTTTATATAGACGCTCTAGAGAAACTTAATGAGGTGTATGCAGGCACATATGTACCTCCTGGGGTATTGATAGGTGCAGCTATAGATAATGTAGACCACGGAGTGGAATCTAAGATAAGACTAAAGCTACCCAATAAACTCCCAGTTAACATGCTAAAGGAGTTTAACAGAAGTTCAGCGGCCTCGGATAGGGCGGTAGTGGATTTTAAAGTTGCGGCAGACTCTGATTCCCCTTATTTTTCATACACAGCATCTGACACCCTAAACACTATAAGTGACGAAGCACTTGCTCAGCGAGAGGCAGCAGAGGAGGAGTTTCTTATATTTTCATCTACCTTTGAGAGCGAGTGGGTGGGAGATCCAGGGGGCGTGGGGGCTGCTTTGGAGTTAACCCCAGAATACATAAACTTAGTACGGCTTAGACATATAGCAGATTTAGGAGGATTTATAGATTGCGGACCTGAGGGGGCTATATTTATTCAAGACCAGAGTAAATTGAAAGGGTCTGAAATGCTTGCTGCCTCTACCTTAGAAGGTTTTGGGGCCCCAGGACTGTCCGCTAAGTATAGGCACCAAACTCTTAGCGAAACCCCTAGATTTAATATCGGGGATATTAATGTCCGTTATGGGCGCTTAGCTGATTACTCTGAAAACGAAGCTTACCAATATTACAAAAACACGGGGAAAGCTGGCTATCCTTTTTTAAATATAATAGTGTTGTCGGGTCCCTCAGGGAAGTTTGGCCGTAGAGTTGACTTTTCAGGTAGAGCCTCTATGCCTACGTCGCGTTACTCGAGTAATAACTCTTTTATGGGGCACGGGGAGCTTATGATGGCTACCCCTATAGGTGCTTTTTCTGAGTTTAAGTTTAACACTTTTGTGAGTATACTTACACATGAGCTTGGGCATACCTTCGCTTTGAAGCATTCTTTTGAGGGAGGGCTTGTAGATTCATATAAGCCTATATTTACGTTTACTGCAGAAAGTGCTGGAGGCTTAAGTACTACAGATAGTCAGTATTTAAGTGGGCTGTTTAGGCACCTAAAGGACATGCACTCTTCCCCTAACAAACCTACTTTAGGGTATGATACTGTTGTGGAAGATGGGGTAACTATAAAAATAATACCTGAAACTATAGCAGGCTCTCCTTTCGACCTCTCGTCCGAGGAGATTTCAGCCCTAAAATTACAGGTTAAATATTCTACCGCAGCAGTAGATCACGGGGCCCCTTGGGGAGGGCACTTGTCTGACACTGCTGTCACGGAGGAAGGGTTCCCTAAATTTGTTGTTAATAAGTCTCACTACGAAGATGTAACTTCGGGTGTTACGGGAAGTTACACTCCAATTTTTGCTAAGATACATACATCTATGGATGGCTCTATATATATAAATGAGACCACTGGAAGTGTAACTACTATGGGGGGTTCGCCTATAATTATCCCCATAGAGGGGAGGTTTGAATCTATAAGCTTTACTGTAACCCTTTCTTCGCAATTTGGGGGAGGTTATGTAAACCTGCACCACGAGGGAGGTATGTTTGGGAGTACTATTGTAGATAACGGGAGTGTCGGAGCAAGCATTACTATATCTCCGTGGAGTACATCCCCCGAAAACTTTGACCTAACTATTGATTCAACGTCTGGAGGGGTTTTTTCTAATATAGTAATAACTACTACTACTGCCACTAATTATACGCGGATTTCTCCTATAGATTTTATTACAAGGGCGTCCTTCTGTAAGTTGGACGGGGACGGTGCCCCTACAGATATATACGATGAGTTTTGGGAAGTTAACGGTAATTGGGCTAACACTGCCTACCCTCCTTATCCTGACAATACTCCTACAGATGATTTATACAATGCAGAGTTTTGTCCCTGTCTACATACCCCCCAAACGTACAGAGATATTGATGGTGATTTTGTAGGATACGTTATTGGGGAGGCTCAAGAGCTTTACGCAAGAGTTATGAGGAGCGTCTTTGACGGCGCCGTAAATGAACACAGTCAAACTTTGAGGAATTTACTTGTGTTTAACTCACTTCTGGCTACAAAATATTTTAAAGGGAATGTTGCGGCTTTCAGCACATATAATGGGCATTTACCTACTTTTGGTTATTATGGTATAGCAGGGCCTGAGAGTAAGTTGCCCTACGAGCTTGCCTTAGGTCAAACCCTTACGTACCAAACTTTTGCGGTAGGAGGGGGTACATACGTAGACATCTCGGATATATACTCGTACCCTGATGTAATGCCTATGGACTATTCACGTCGAAGTGCAGGGACGATGTTAAATAGAGTTATTACGGGAAGCACTGAAATGTACTCTGAATACTACAATCCTTATAAAATAGTAGACTTAGATATAGATAGCTATAAGAGCTATCTTAAGGGAGAAAGTACGGAGTTGTATCTACACGGAATGACGTTTAACGGGTACACCTATACATTCAATACACTAGCGGATCCTATGAATTACAGTCTTGGTACTGGTGTTAGGTCTTACGGGTACGGAGAGGGGTATAAGACCCTAGACAATGTAATATATTCAGGAACTAGGCAGGCCTATAGCCCTTCTCAGATAGCTATTATTGAGGAGGTTCTGGATTCAGGCGCAGGAACCTTCGCTCCCATGAAGGTGTTTGCAGACTTATTAGACTTAAAAACATATGTATCTACTGTGGATCTTTTTACTCCTATTTTTACGGAAATTGTAGAGTACATAGAGGCTATAGATACCACCTCACTTGTAGGGTGTATGGATATAGAGGCTCTTAATTACAACCCTGATGCATCTATATATGACTGGAGACACTGTATATTTTTAGGGGAAGAAGGCTGTGTAGTCCCTACACATATAATAGAGATATGTGAAGTTGTCTCACCTACAGATTGCGGAGACGCCCTATACTTAGAGGAATACCTTGAATACTTTGAGGAGGGAGCTACAGAGAGCCCTGTACTATATAACGATGAATACCCTTTGTATGACACTGAAGGCCAAGAATGTGCGGGTGGGGGTTACCAGTACGTACTTAGTGACGATGCATGTCTTTCGGGTGTTCTTACATCGGAGGGGTGCTTTATAGGGGGCGGAGCCTCCGATGAGACGATTAATCAGATAATCCTAGATTCTGGCGTGGAATATGAAGTAGACTGCGGGGAGTATGTCGAAGAACCTCTCCCAAGAGATTCCTTAAACTTCACACTAACTTCTAAGTTATTTACCTTGGGAGGAGTATACTACTCAGCTTCTGGGGAGTCTTATTCGGGACCTTACGTACGTAGGTTAGGGGAGATGGTTTGGGCAGGCACTCTCGGGAGTATCTTATTCAGACTGTATACCTCAGAACAGTTAAAGGCTGTGAATATAAAAACACCTATCGCGCTTGAATATGCGAAAAAGTTCTTTAAAATCAAAGAAAATATAGAAAATATTTGTAAATTTGTAAAATTATAATATAACATGACTGCTACACAACTATCTATATATAAGAAATATATACAGGCTAGGTATTCCTTTAGGGAATACTCCTTTAAAATAATATCTAAGCTGTCCTCAGGAAGAAGTAACAGGAAGATGGAGTCTACATATAATGTATTGGCCTCATGGTTAGATCTTTTAGGGGACACAATAAAGGAGCCTATAAATATAACATCCCGCACACCTAACCCTATATCGGTTGTGGTGTCCTCGTCGTCTATGGTAACCTACCCTGCAACCGTTAATGTATTTATAACCACATTAGAGGGTTTTAGGGAGTTAATAGGAAAACTTAATATAGAAGAAAATCAATCTTTACTAAATATAGATGTATTTCACCCTACAATAGGGGCTACATTAGACGTGCAAAATAATTCTCTGTCGTTTACCTTCCCTAAGGGGTCTAAATATAATGGAGGTAGTGTAACTATCTCTAATGCCTCTGTGTCTGCGCACCCTAGAGTGTCGGGTGGGGTTGATTATTACGTATCCCCTACTCAACCACTAAGTGTCAACGCTATTAAACACTGGGATGCTCTTCTAGATAAGGTGGCGGTAGAGATGGGTATCTCATACTCTAATAATAAGTACTTAGAGGTGAAGGCAGAGTTCAAGAAAACGCCTCAAGAGAGAGAGGTTCTAAGATTAAATGATAATAAGTCACTAACTACTGAAGATGGTCGTCCATTAGATGTATAAATAACGAATAATGAAAATATCGAATTTACCTAAAACGACCAAACCTACCAGTTCTGATCTTTTAACTATAGTACAGGGAGGCAAAGTTAAGAATATAAGTGTGAGTGATCTTACTAAGGTCCTGACTCTGAGTGGCGATAAGCTGGCTGCAGAGTTAAGGACGCTAAAGAAGGATATACAAAAGAACACTTTAAATAAAAACAACCCAGTATTAGTTAAACCTTTAAAGGTACCCTCACCTAAGGTAGGAGGAGATGCTTCAAATAAATCTTATGTAGACACTAAGGTTGCTCACCTAATTAAGGTAGATGGATCTTCTAAAATATCTGCCCCCTTAACGTATGATAAGGTGACGATGTTTAGCAATGACGATTTAATTAACAAAAGGTATGCAGACTCTCTCTTGGTTGCATCTTTAAAGACAATAAAAGAACTTGATGGGAGTGTCTACCCTAGGTCTGCAGCAGGAGATACTTATATCTCCATGAAAGAGTACCCTAAGTTCGCCCTTAATGGTCCTAGCGTGCAGAAAGGGGATATTATAATATGTACAGCAGGAAGTGCTGGAGGAACGCATGGAGAGGTGGGGACTCAGTTTGCTATTATAAATACTAACGTAGTATTCGCCACAGAAGAGGTGGCAGGTATATTAAAGTTATCCTCATCGGAGGACTCTCAAAACCTAACCAGCTCTTTATCCGCTATGTCTCCTAGAAGTATTAGAGAGGTTTTAGAAGGTAGTAGTATGTTTAATAGAAGGTTAGTTGATTTTAATGCATTCATAGCTAAGGAAAGCGATAGAGGTATTATAGCTGCGGATTCCAGAAGAGGGTCTGTATCTATTACATTACCTAGTGTAAAGTCTTTACAAAATCCCAAGCTTACTAAGTTTGTAATAAAAGACGAGTATGGATATGCAGATATAAATAATATAGTTGTGAGCACTAGTTCTCAGGATACTATAGAGTCTGCTCCTACATTAACTTTAAACCAAAAGTATCAAGCTGTTTCTATCTATAACGATGGAAAGGATTATTATATAGAAAGTAATACTCATAATAAAAGAGAGAACATATCTTCAGGTTCAGGTTCAGGTATTTTAAAAAGTGCGGCCAAAAAGTACGCTTTAGTTTTAAATGCTGATGATCCTATATATTCTTTTGATATAGATCTATCAGAGTACGATGTAAATGAAGGGTTTGAGATAGAATACTATGGCAGCTTCAGTGATACTACTAATAATTCAGCAGACATTATGATTAATAGTGTGTCAATAGCTACTACTGGGACTATATCAGCCGTAGGAACTTTTAAATTAACTGCTACTGTTCTTAAGTCTTCTGATCTTCGGGCGTATATTGTATCTTCTATTGCAGTAGACGGGGTAGTTGTTAATAATAATTTTGCAAGTGTAGATTTAGATAACTGGCTTAGTACTTTTTCTGTGCAGGGGACTCTAAAGTGCGCGACAGCTTTAAATGACGCCCTAGGTCATATGTTTATAGTAAAACCTTTAAAATAAGATAAATACAGATGGCTTATAAATTAAACTCATTAAAGATATTCCAACCGTTACTTACTGCTATTAACAATGTTAAAGCGGGAAGTTCTGATATATTAGAGTTGGGTTACCATATAGATACAAACTATTTCCAGGATTCGTCTAAAGTTCCTAGTGATATAGGAGGTATTGTCATAGATATACATAATGCATTATTTCAATGGGAGTCCCTATTGACAGACTTGTATAGTAATAATATGCACCTGGACGGGAATCTACTTGTTAAGTTTAAGGAGGTAAGCAAAAAGGAGGCAGACATTTTGTTTGACTTTTCTTCTGCAATTACTGATACAAAAGTTACTAAGACTTCAATCACATACAGTAATTCCACTTCTTGGGGTACTACACTATTACCTAAGAGGGTAAACATGATGCCCGCTACCTTACATTACATAGGTAACCTTTTAGGGTTAGGAGATCAGAAGGGAGATACAGTAGTTAACGTTTCATACCACGGGAACGTGTTTCATAGTAAACACGGCATCAGAACATCTCCCGAAGGAGATATTACTACTTATGTGCTGAATAGATATAAGATTTTAAAGTCACATATTTTTAAACTATACGGAGGTACAAATAGCACTAACCCTTGGGTTTATGGGTGTACTAATTCTTTATCTTCTAACTTTAATTCTAATGCTAACGTAGATGATGGATCTTGCGCCAAAGTTGTTAAAACAAAAACCTTCCATGATATAGATGCTTCAAGGTTTGTGGTACCTACCCACAACTATATACTCTTAGGGGCGTTTGAGGATATGTTTAATTATGTTGATTTGATGAGTGGGGCTTCTTATGTTTCCCCCGTTAAGAGTGATACCCTAGACTACGTAACATCCTCTTCAATATTAGAAGAAAACTCTATAGTTTTAAACTATATATTTATTGGTATTTTAGATGGTAAATGGGTGGCATCCATTTCAGATAGGCTTGGAACCTCTATGGCGAACTTTTACCATGGTACAGGTCTTCACACAGATTTAGAGCCCTCAGAGTTTGTGGCTAAGGAGAAGTTTCTCTCTGTTCGAAGTGTTACAGATGTAGGGGAGGAATATACCAATATATTTTTTACCTCTGGCGCGTACCTATCTGTTAAGACTATTTTAGATAGAACCCCTGCGGATTACCCAGGGATAGACTGCGACAACCCTGACGTAGAATTAGGGGAGATTGTAAATACTTTCCATATAGATACTCCAGGTATTGTTATAGGAGGAGAGTTTGTAGGGGGTATTATAGAGAGTTCAGGTCTTTTTGAAGACGAAAGTACTATATACTATGCAGAGAATTCTGTAGGTAAATCTAAAGCTTTTCATGGTAGGGTTGCCTCAATACTCTCATCGCGTACACAGGATGCTGGTACCTCATTTATAGGGATGACTCTTCCTAGAACACTCACATTGGCATTATCTCCTGTACAAGACAGTTATACGGTATATAGAGATTTAGAGTTGTTAGATGTTAGTATACAGCAGAGTGATGTAGTAAATATTAGAAGTGCTAGAAACCAATATGTAGAGCAGGGTGGTGACATAGTGGGAGGGGGAACTGGAATGTCTGCAAGACTGATGACTGATGGTATGGGGGACGCTAAAGCCTATACAATAACCTTCAAAGGGTACAGTTTCTTCGAGTCCGACGGACTTGATTCTAGAGGTCTTTCAAAAAGTTTATCTAGGATGTATAACATACCTGGAGTAAAATTCCTTACAGACGAGGAGGGATATTTAGATTTTAGTACACTAGGTATAACGGATGGAGACGGTTTAGATGCTATCTTAGACTTAGAAACTGAGGTTTACACGGGGGTGGATTATGGGAGCGGAGATTACGATAGTGCTAAACTTAATGATATTCCTTTTATTATATCTAGTAGATTACGCTCAGGGCATCTAGTGTCATCCCAGGTAACGACACTACTTAACTCTGGTGCAACAGACTTAGGGATAGGTAAAAAACTGGTAGTTATAGGCGGGAAGTTTGGGTTTATACTTACGTATGTAGATAATATAAGTGGAGCGTTACTAGCCCCCACCGAAGTGGACGGATTAGAAATACATATGTACGCTGCAGCACCAAACACAGATCACAATCTTACTGAAGGAGATTATGGCGTTTTATTTAAAAAAGCAGTTCTATCTCCTCATGATAATTTTCTATATACTATATCGGAAGACGCTAGTAGCGGAGATCAGTATATAACAGTATACAATTTAACCAGACTTAATTCCGAGGAATTCTTTGAGAATGAAATACACGGAGAAATAAGGTCTAGTATCGTATCTATAAGCAATCCTTTATCTAGTACTATAACAGATATTTCATTAAGTAAGGATGGAGCTATACATGTGTACGCCAAAGGTAGTACAGAGTATATAGTTATACCTACCCCTGACCTTCAGACATCTGTAGACACTTTGATTAATTTGCCTGACATACTTATCAAGGAGTTGCCTCTCCCATTAGAGGGTCACAACAATTCGCTAGTCATAGATACTGCAAAAATTAGCTTAGAAACAGGTCTAGGAGTAGCTGTAAGTTTTAATTCTTATGAAGAATTTTTGCTAACGCACTCCCTCGAATGGAGAGACCCGAACAACCACAGGCAATTAAATATAATAACCCCTACACCTCCAGGAGCTTTTTTACCTATAGGGGATAGTGAGGAATATATGTATGTAGCTACAAATGTAGGGAGAGAAGCAGTAAATCTTAAAGATTTATCTTTACCTGCTGACGTTTCTTCTTTTGAATATTATATAAATAATAAAAATATTGACTTATCCGTAGAGGGAGCTAGGATAGTGTCATCTAACGGAGTTTTAGTTGCAGTTGTAGCGAAAATAAACGGCGAGGAGGCATACACTGTGCTGAATAGAATAGGAGACACACTAAGCGTTATAGAGGGAGAGGTTATTTCTGTGGAAACTTACACAGGATTAGATGATTTTCACTATAAAATAATAACCTTAGATGGCAATGTATTTAAAAGTTATAAGTTGACTTTTGGTATAGGATGTACCTCCTTCACAGCTCCTTGGGGTATGTGTTTAGGTACAGTAGTTTTGGAGGGAGAGATATTAACTATACCTGAATCAGAAGTAATAGTAGATACTTGTGTTATAAATACAGGTCTAGGTAACAGAACTGTTATATATGTTTATACCCATATAGGTGTTACAATGAAACTACAATCGTTTCCTATTGTTAACGATATTTCTACATCTACTTTAACAGAGCATTTGTCTACAGATTTATCAGGTACGTCAGGTACGTTTGATGGGGGGATACTAAAAGTATCTGAAGCCTTGTATGCACTTAGTTATACAAGCAACAACGGCGCTCCCTCTTTGGCTACACTTCCAACTAGTGGGTCGACGACTGTAATAACTATGTCTTTATCAGAGCTATTTGATTCAGTATATGGTTCTATAGCTTCTATGGAACTGGCAGTAGACATCGTATATGTTACTGTTGCGGATGGAGCGGGGGATATTCGAGGTATAAGAAAATATAAACGAGGGCAGGTTGGTTTTTCACCCCTTACCCACCTACCTGCTGGTACTGTTATTTCGGCGAACGACATAAAACGGAATCTTCTTGATGTAGAGGATGTAAACGCTGCAGGACTTATAAACAATATTTTAAAGTTGCCTAATGGGCATATATATATAGGTACTAACTTCCACTCTAGAATATCTAGATTAGTTAACCCTGAAGACTTTGACGCGGTTCGCATTGCGTTTGGTATAGATCTCTATAAGGGGGATTCCCTTGGAGCCTACCCATTACTACCCGCTAAAGGAGAGTTTGGGGGAATTGTAACTGATATAGGAGAGGATCTAGGTTACATTCTTCCTATATTTGGATGTACGTATGACTGGTGTTGTAATTTTAATCCCCTAGCTAACGTCAATGATGGTAGCTGTACGACTCCCCCGTTTGATGAAGGCACCTTTGGGGATGCCTGTGATGTATGTATGGGAGATTACAGAGTTACTCACGTGGATCAGTGTGGGGTTTGCCATACCAATGGCGATGTAACTGGTGCAGGGTCTGGCGCTGTATACCTAGAAGGCACAGGAACCCAAACAACCGCATGCTATGAATGTCCTCAGGGGACAAACCTAGGAAATAACACTTCTGCAGCAGGGTGCCAAGGCGTCACTGATTGTGTAGAAGATTTATCTGCATGCACCTTCTATGGATGCTCAGATTTATTAACAGATACTACTAACTGTAACGGATACGGAACTTCAGGATCTTTTGTGGAGGATGGTTTACTTCTAAACTCTGGTGACGACCTTTATCCTTCTGAACACTTAGAGAGTCTTTGTGTAAATCCTACGAATGCTTGCAACTGTGATGGTGCAGGAGGTTTGACTCCCTCTTATTTAGGGGCAGGTATATCTAATTGTACGGATTGTACTAACAACCCTGACACTGTTATTTCTGATAGTAACGGGTACTGCAATTGTGATCAGTACACAGACCACTTAGCGGGGAATTTAGATCAAAATACCATAACATACTTACAGGCATACGGTGTATGTGACTGTGATGGCGGTACAGGCCAACTGGATGTTAACTGTGATTGTGGTGGAAACTTTATAGACAATTCTTTATGTAACTGTGCGGGACAAAACTCTACAGAGGTACATGGACAGTATTGCGATTGCGCTGGAGAGAGTAATATAGCGGACTTCAACCAACAGTGCTACGATGCTGAAGGGGCGATAATATGTAGTGATACGACGTCTCTATATGTGTTAGACATAGACGGCGACGGGTATCATGCATCATATTCAAGCTCTGCGATATGCCCTGGAGACCCTACCCTGCAAGAATTAAATTATGCAGGGACTCCGATGTGGATACCTTTAACTGAGTCTTTAGGGGTGGATGGCTGCGAAGGTTTTAGTGACGAGTGTAATGAATGTATTCCGCATGGCGTGGAGGGCGTTCTTACTTCCACACCTTTCGAGATGGGAGAGTGCGGATGCTTCGACCCTACAGTTGAGGCTACAGAATATGAATGTGCGTGTGCTGATATACCTGAAGGTTACTGCGACTGTGAGGGGAATATCCCTTTCGCTTCACCTAACTGTGGGTGCGTTGACGGAGCTGCAGCTCCCTCATATACCGTAGAATACTCCCCTGGAGGGATCTCTAATTCCTGTGACAACACTGTTACATTTGATGACTGCATGGTGTCTACAACAGAATTTGTGGTAGGAGCAGTTTATGATGAAGCTACTACTATATACACTTTAGCTGGCAACCAATACTGTGCTCCAGGTGGGTGCTCGAGTTATGCCAGTTTAGCCCCACTTGCTTTCGGCGAGTGTTGCTCAGGGTATGTGTATGACGAATTTGTTGGTGCTTGTGTTCTTTTAGGAACAGAGACGGATACGGACTGTGCAGGCGTTCAGGGAGGTACTTCAACGCTTGATGCTTGTCTCATTTGTAATGGCCCTAATGAGGTTGTGCCTCAATGTGAGTGTAACAATGCGACTACGTTTGTAATAGGCACTACTACTCCTGGCGATGTATGTGATTGTCAAGGTTCTACAGTAGATCTGTGTGGAGTGTGTGACGGGAACAACAGTACTTGTACGGGATGTACAGACCCACAGGCGTACAATCATGACCCTACCGCTTTAGTGGAGGGGGGTAATTGTGAATACTTCGGTATCACAAACCCTGAGGACTTTACTGTTCTAGATTCTTCTGTAGACGCTGTATACTTTAGTGGTAATCCAATAATTACTCATCATACAGGTACCTACTCTAATGTTAACGGGGAAGATACTTATACTATAGGTTATTATGATTTAGAGGTAGGACTTAACGATGTAATATCTGAACTCCTACCTATACCTGGGGAGGTAGTTTATACGAGGGATAATCCGTATATAACTAAAAGATGTCAAAATATAACTAGACTTAACCCTACCCTTACTTTAGCAGGAGCTGATGAAAATGCGGAGGTTACGTTCTCATACTCTATAACTAATCCTTCCGTTAATACTATTACGGGGGTGTTAGGAAGTGTAAGCTCTATAGACTCAAACACTGTATCAACAGTTATAGGTAAGGCGGTTTCCTTCTACTTCCGAGTGACGGATGAACTAATAGATAATGTTTATATTGAAGATGTATTTGGTTCTTATATTGGTTCTAATATAATATCTGTAACTAAACTAGATGTAGACACAGACGTTATAGAGCACGGAACTATAGAGGGGTTTGTGCACTTAGCTGTGTATCAGGACGAAACAACCGCTACACCTCAAAACTTTTATGAAACTAATTACCATGTATATAGAGTTTTAATGGCTTTAGATCCTGACGGAACTATAGCGGAACTTACTCAGGGCATCTCGTTTGCTCCTTATTTCCCAGACTTAGACTCTAATGTGACTACGGTATATGTATGTACAGGAGTTTGTCAGTATGAGGATTGGGGTACGGAAAGTAATAACGTAATGTTCTTACTAACCTCAGGAGCTATAAGTCAAAGTCAAGCTCAAACACTGTCTACGGGAGGCGTAGTAAGTATTGTTACTAGTGTAGGGAATCTTACTACTGCTCCTACAAGCACTTTATACATTCCTGATGCAGGGGTGTGTGGAGCCTGTGTAGATCCTTGTATAACTAGTGGGGGATATTTATCAGTGTGTACTGATACAGTAGCTGTTTCCTTTTCAGAGATACTTGGGGATTGTGAAATATCTGATAACAGTGTATGTGAGTACATAGTGCCTACATCATACTGTCCTAACACTGACTACTTGGAGTTTAACCCTGAGGCAACTTCGGATCCTACTTACTGGACTCCTGATATGTCGTTATGTCAAACCCTAATAGAGCTTGAAGACGTTGAAGGTACTGAGGATTTATCAGGTGTTTACACTATTACTGTAGAACCTGAAGGGGCGGAAGCTAATATAGACTACATACTGTATACTATATCAGGGACTATCCTTAACACTGTTACTGCTTCAGGGATAACTACTATTTTAAACTCTCCTGATTGTGTAGGGTTTATGCCTATAGGGTTTAACTATTTAAATTCTTGGGTTGATTTAACTTTAACTTTAAGAAAAGGGGAGAATGTTTTACATGTATTAGATCATGGATCGTCTACAACTGCAGATGGTAGTATAGTTTTAAAAACTGGACCAGGAAGCTGCTCTATAGGGTGCTCTCCATTAGCTATAAATACCCTAGGGTGTTCTAGAGATGTTAAGGAGGATGAAGGAGAATTCACTAGTTTTACTGTAGAGGTAATAACTGAGGAGTCTCCAGTATCGGATTACTCTGACACTGCTTTTGTTATCTACAATGTAGCTACAGGAGAGAAGTTAGTGGATCTTTCGGGGGCGCTTACGGAGGGAGCCTCTGTAAGTGAGGGCTTTACTTTAGCAGAATCCACTCCTATAGGGGTTAAGGTTTTATCTGATAATATGGTTGTGTATGTACTAAAGGATGAGTATGGAAATACACTACAAACTAAGACTGTGTACAACTCAACTTACTTTGAGCCATTCACTTTAAATCTAATTAAACCTGGATGTACTACTATAGGGTCTTTCAATTATGATATTGATGCTCTTTATGATGATGGGTCTTGTGTTTCAACGGAGTTACATAACTGTATAGAGAACTCTATGACAGCTGTTAATCTTTTAAAGGAAGACACAGAGAGTCAATTGAAGGCTCTTAAAGTATATGCCATATACCAGGCGTATGTAGCGTCCTTAAAAGAAGGTAATCAAATTAAAATAGAAATGTACAAAGAGAAGTTAGCTGATCTTTGTAATTGTAAAACATGTTAAAATAAAACAAAATGGACAGAAATAGAGATTTAGCTAACCAGCTAGTAAACGTACAGAAAAGACTTGACGAACAGATGGATTTAGATTATGCTCGCCACGGAGTAACTATAGTACCTGAGGGTAAAGCAACTTCTACAGCAGTAACAGGTAGCTTCTATGCTGTAAAAGCTGATGGGCTTGATGATGCGGGGGTTATAATAGCGTCTATAACTGTAGACGGTACAGTTATAGCAACCGACTTAACGTTAACCGCTGGAGATGTGTTTTATGGAAACATAACTTCTATTCTTTTAGCTACAGGAGGTAGTGGTAATGCTATACTTTTACATAAAAAAGGACATGGAGCAACTTTTGAAGTAACAGTTGTATAAGTTATGGGGTACGGAAATGGATCGGGCGGGGGAAAGCAACTTGGCTTAAAACCCGCTAAAAGAATAGGGAGGTATAAGAAGCAATTCAAAGTTTTTGCTGCCAACGTTCTTTCGACTAGAGGTAACTGTAAAGTTACCTGCGCACCAAGGAGGTTAAGAGCTGCAGACGGTGTAATGACTTATAGAATTGGAAGCCCTTATGCAGTGTTTACATCCGATGACGGTAGAACTGTAATTAGATTTAAGCTTCCGTACATCACCAGTCAGAGCGTTTCTAGGGGAGCTCACTTATTAACGTTTAGTGCATAATAAAAAAGACTAAAATGGAAATATTTAAGAACGATAATAATTGGAACGAGAAAGCTATTGTAGGTTTTATAGCATTTGCTATAATGTGTCTTATCATGGTAGCTGATCTTGTTACGGGGTGGCTTGGAGCTGAACTAGTAGTAAACGAATTTGTTTACGAAGCCTTTGTTTGGGTTGTCTTAGGATGCTTTGGTATTTCAGGGGTAGAGAAATTTGCTAAGAAATGAAGAAGTTATTATACATATTACTGTTTGTTAGCACGGTTGCTAATGCTCAGATGGGGTTCTCCCTATTTAGGTTTGCTACATTCTATGCAAGTATGTCTACGGCAGCACCCTTCTCAGAGAATCAAGCTTTTATAGTTGATGGGATTGCAGGCTCTGGACAGCTTGTTGAGATGACTGAGGTCAGCGCTCCTAATTATAACATAACAATAGGGCTTAGAAAGATAGCACGTTTTGATTACCAGGTAAAACAGGGTAATTTTTACACGGGTTCAGAAGACGAGAGTAGCGATTACGCTACAATATCTAACGCACCTGGTTTAGAGTACTTGTTTAAGTACTCATCCATTCGTAATAGAGGGATGAAATTTAAACAGCAAGAATATAAGGTTAGATACATATCTGATCACCTAACATCGAAAGCTTCGTATGTGGATGACGGATTAATTAATCTTAAATATACTCTGGGCGAGGTTAGGCTACGTAAAAGTTTTGGTAATATCGACCTTACTTTAGGCGTAGCCCATCGTTCTCACCCTGTGTACGGATACTCTCCAATAGAGGAATGGTTCTCTAAGCCTGAGAACAAACACTGGTGGCAGCTAGCTAATGAGTTTGGATACACTGATGATGACAATCATGTGTGGTCTCATGAAGGGGAAGTTATCGCTGAGTCAGACCCTGAGTTTTACTCGTATCATTTTGGGGATGCTGTAAACGAATACAACAATCAGCAACTTAATGATTTGGGTCTTCAACAAGAAGTTTCTATGGTTGTAGGAGCCGATTATTATCATTATTCAAGCAAGTCTTGGATGCATGCATGGGGTTCTGTGTATCCTGCACATAAAGGTTTGAGTGAATATTCCTACTCATACCCTGGGGTAACGACGGAATGGGATATTGGTGTGGTGTTTGGTGTTAAATTTAACAAACATTTTAGTATCTTCGTAGAAGGAAGACACCTTAAGTACTGGGATATAAGATCTTATAATATGCAAACGGGAATAAATTATTTAATATTTTAATAGATGGCTAAAGAATTAAGTGAAGACAGTGCAGTACAGATAAGTCTCAAGACTTTAGGAGGTATAGCATTCTTAATAGCAACATTGGTGGGGATGTGGTTTACACTACAGAACGATATAGCAGAAGCTAGGGAGTTACCTGAACCGATAGACCCTGTTATTACTCGAATGGAGTTCGATATGAAAGATAAGCTGATACGTCAGACTATCATGAATACTCAGGAAGATGTTTCTGAGATGAAAGAAGACATGAAGCTTATTAAACAAAAGCTTTATGAGTAAACTACTTTTGATAGCGTTATTGATTACAAGTAATGTGTGTGCACAACTAGTACCACAGGACAAGCTTCTACATCTTGGTGGGAGTTATGTAATTAGTTCTACTATTAGTGCTGTAGTTTACAATAAAACCAACGACAAGAAGAAAGCGATACTGATAGGATTATGCGCAGCCGTCTTAGCTGGAAGTATTAAAGAAATTTATGACATTAAACACGGACAACCTGAGTGGAGTGATTTAGCTGCAGACGCAGTGGGATCGGTGCTAGGAGTTGTTACAATACGAATAGCAATATGAAATACTTATTATTATTACTACTCCTTACTACAAATATTGTAGCTCAAGAGTTTGTCACTTCTAGCTCATTTGGACCCAAGACAGCTAAAGGTATAGTAGTCGTAGAATTCTGGGTAGAATGGAATCAAGGAAACGAAGTTGAATTCCTAGAGGCTCTAAAAGATTGTTCCTCGTATAGAGTGTGTATTATCAAGAGCTCCGACCTTCAGAGTAAATACAAAGTAACCTCAGTTCCCACCATTATTGTCTTCGATAATGGTGTGGAGCAGAACAGATTTAACCCCAACATTATGATGGAGTTGAATGCTACCAAAAAAGAAGTACAGTCTGTTATAGACGAAATAACATTTAACAAATTCCAATAATGAAAAAACTATTATTTTTAGTGTTCGTGACATTGATGTCGTTAACATCTTCAGCACAGCAGCAACAAGTATTTGTAGAGTGTACAACAGGAGAATACCCTGATGAGATAACTTGGCAGATTCTAACCTGTAATGGTGGTATATTATTAGAAGGTATAGCTCCTTATTTAGGTGCAGTTGTATTACCAGAGTATTACCAGATAAACATGATGGACTCTTACGGAGACGGATGGAATGGTGCATACTTATATGTAGGTCAAACAGAGTATGACTTCTTATCTGATGTAGATTGGATCGATTCGCTTGGTACTTGGCCGCAAGAATTCAAAGAGCAACTAGTAGATGTAGGATGCTTGACTATAGGAATAGAAGAGGTTGATAATACACCCTTCATCCCAACTCACTATTACGATATTTTAGGCAGAGAAGTAAAACCTGTAAGAGGTTTCTATATAGCAAGTAACGGAATATTAACTAGAAAGGTGTACATAGATGAGATTAAGCGATAATTTTGTATTGTCTGAGATTACTCGAAGCAATGCAGCTAAACGGTTGGGGATAGATAATGGCCCCAACAAAGAACACCTACGAAGTATTCAAAGGATTATTACTAACCTTGTTCAACCTATGCGAGAAGCTCTTGGTCCTATCAGGATCAGTAGTGGTTATCGCAACCCAGCCCTCAACAGGGCTATCGGTGGAAGTAACAAAAGCCAGCATTGTAAAGGTGAGGCTTTGGATTTGCAATTTTGGAACGATGGTAAAATATCGAACAAAGAAATCTACGACTGGGTATTAGAAAGTGGTATTGAGTTCGACCAAATGATTAACGAATTCGACTTCGCTTGGATACACATATCGTTGATTAAGGAAGGTAATAGAAAGCAAGTGTTGGAAGCCTACAAGGATGAAGACAATGACACTAAATATAAATATGCAGACTTATCATGAGTAAACTACTAGACCTATTAGGAGGTGGAGTGATTAAGCAAGTAGGAGATGTACTTGATAATCTAACCACCTCTAAAGAAGAGAAGTTAGCTGCCCGTCAAAAGATAGAGGAAGTGCTAATGCAAGCTGAAGCGAATGCCCAGGAACAAGTTTCTAGGAGATGGGAGGCAGACATGAAGTCTGACAACTGGTTATCCAAGAACATAAGACCTTTGGCTCTCGCTTTTTTAACTTTAATCCTAGTCGTACTGTCTTTCTTAGATGGTAATCTAGGAGGATTCGTAATGGACGCAGCTTATAAACCAATCTACCAAACTTTACTAATCACCGTGTACGGAGCTTATTTTGCAGGGAGGAGTATTGAAAAAATAAAAAAGAAATGATTTTACAAATTGATAGCCAAGGCAATATTGTAGGGGAGTACGCAACAATCATGGAAGCTATGCGAGAGTCGGGAGTAAACGACAGTAGTATAAGAAAAGTATTATTAGGAGCTAGGAATTCCGCAGGAGGATTTAAGTGGTCAGGGCAGGAGTCAGATAAAAACTCTAATGAAAATGACACGAAAGACTACAGTTCAGCTGAGAATGCGTACCTTCCCGAACTAGATATACACCTGAAGGAAAAAGGTATAAATCAAAAAGAGGTAACGTCGGTTAAACACTGGCAAACAGTTAAGGGAGACTCTAGGTTCTCTGTGGTAACTAAACCGCAGGCAGCAAACTTAATTGAGTTTAAAGAAGAGTTCTTTAAAGAGATGCAGGAATACGTACCCGAGCATCCAGATCCAGCCTATGATTTTAAGATAGGGGATCCAGTAGCATACGAAATATCTTTACCTGATTTTCATTATGGTAAGATAACGGGAGTATCCCAAGAGAAAGCTAATCGAATATACCTTAATACTATTAAGGAGTTACATCGAAAAGCAACTGGACTTAACATAGAAAGGTTTATCCTTCCTATTGGTAATGATGGTTTAAACTCTGAAGGGTACAGCCGAGCAACAACTAAGGGAACTCCTCAGCATGATTCTGAGGAATGGCAGGAGACCTTTAGAGGATATTGGAAGTTGTTAGTGTTAGCTATAGATTATTTAGCAGCATTCGCACCAGTAGACGTTATAGTAATACAAGGTAATCATGACTTCGAACGTATGTTCTACATAGGTGAAGTTATTGAATCTTGGTATAGAGATTCTACAGTAGTAGAAGTGGATAATAGTTATGAGTCTAGGAAGTACTATGTGTACGGAACAAACCTTATAATGTTTACCCACGGAGACAAAGAAAAACCTGCAGTCATGCCTATAATAATGGCTACAGAGCAACCTGTAAAATTTGCTAAATGTAAATATAGAGAGATACACTGTGGACATCAACATAGAGAGATTGTTAACACGTACACAGGAGGGATTAAAGTAAGGTTCCTGCCTAGTATTTGCCCTAACGATACTTGGCATAAGGTGATGGGTTACGGGGCCATGAGAGAAGCTCAGGCGTATATATGGAATAAAAGTAAAGGGTGTGAAGGGCACTTACAAGTAAATTTAGACTAGATGGCACTATTAAAAGAAATTGTTTACGACATTAAGAACATCATTCGTGGTGGGGTTCAATCTGATGATGATATTATATCAGATCGTCAGATCGAGTTTCAGATACACACCCTAAGAGCGCAGTATATCCGTCAGGATATTAATAAGCGTAGGAGTATATCTGATAATATTAAACAATTAATATACTGTCTAGAGGTAGAGCCTGTAAGTGGGACTACTTGTGGTCTTTCAGATGAAGTTATGATCGTTAGATCTAAGAAGAAGATACCTAGTTCAGTAGAAACTGCTCACCAAAATTTGGTAACAGCTATTGGGCCTACAGGAATTCTCTCAGCCAACTTCCACATGATCCCTTACAACAGAGCTCCCTGGGCAGGAAATAATAGATATACTCAGAGGATGACATTTGCATTCTTGCTAGACGGATTCGTATATATCTTAGGCCCAGAAGCAGAGTTATTAGAAGAGATTAAAGTAGAGGGTGTTTGGCAGGATCCTACTAGGATAGGAGAGTACACAAAATCAGATGATAGCCTTTGCTACGATGTAGAAACTGATGAATACCCTTTATCTACTTCAATGCTAGATCTAATTAAGCAAGCTATGATGGCTCAGAATATGCAGCCTATGATTCAGATGCAGACAGATAGATCAAATAATGCTAACTCAGACCTACAACCTAACGCTCAGAAATAGTGTACGAAAACAGCAAACGAGGAGACGGAGTTTACAAAATAGATAATGGATGTAGAGATATTTACAAGTTCTACAAGAAGAATACAATAAAAGAATTGCAAGCAGAGTACAAAGTATTCAGAAAGGTTTGTGATGAATATAATAAAGCACTGGTAGACAAGATGTTAGACGGCAGTGCTGAGATTAAACTTCTTGTTAGGCTAGGGTTCATGAGAGTCAAAAAGACTAAGATGAATTTTGCAGACAAGAATACCCTCAGGATAGATTGGCAAAAATCTAAAGAACTGAAGAAGCGTATCTATCATATGAACGCTCATACAGGAGGATATAAATACAGGTTCTATTGGAAGAAGGGGGCAGTTAAGAATATAACTGCATACGCTTTCATACCAACCAGAACTAACGCTAGAAGGTTGGCGGGTATATTAAAAGATGAAGATAGAGAACTAGATTATTTTATGTAATGAAAAAATTAGTATCTTTTTGGAAACAGGTTAAGGAAAAGTCCTCCGATATGTTTACTCTGTTTAGAGTGGGTATCGGAGTTAAAGTTCCTACACATAAATTTCATGTGAAGGATAAATTAGACCCTATTAAGATAGAGGGTTTACAAAACGATACCACTGACCCTGATAAATTCCTTACAATCGATGCTAGTAATGTAGTAAAATACAGAACAGGTGCAGAAGTTATTTCTGATATAGCCGCTATGCCCTTAAATCCATCGTCTATATTAGTCACTGACTTAATCATTGGTGAGGATGCTGAGACTTGTATAGATTTTGGTACTGCCGATGAGATTGATTTTAAAATAAACAATGTTACTGAGATAAGCTTAAATGCCAACTACCTTTCCCCTACGAGTAATGATGGAATAGGTTTAGGGTCACCCACAAAAAGTTGGGCTAATTTATATCTAGCCACTGGAGCTTCTATAGGTTGGGGAGATGGAGACGCAATACTCTCCCATTCCTCAAATACGTTAAGTTTCGGTATTAATGGAAATGGTAGTGATATGTATATATTTGGGGACACTTCTTCTAGTGCCCTTAAGTGGACATCAAGCTCTAATAACTTAGCAGCTCTTGGGAGTGCCTCAATAACCGCCACCACTTCCGCATCAGCTACAATACTCACTACAGCTAGGGCGATTAACGGGGAAGATTTTGATGGTAGCGCAGACATAACTGTTACGGCTGCAGGGTCAACTTTATCAGACACGGTTCCAGTTAGTAAAGGAGGTACTGGGGCAACTAGTTTAACTTCCAACTCTCTTCTTACAGGTAATGGGGCATCTGCTATTCAAGCGGAGACACAGTTATCCTTTGCGTCAAACAGGCTGACAATAGGACCAACAAACACAACAGTCATAGGCATAAAGCGGCAAGACGGTGCAGGTGTAGGAGGAACTCTTAAGTTAGAGGGGGCTAATGGAACAGGTACAGACCAGCAAGGAGGATCTTTAAAGTTCTACGGAGGTCAAGGTACAGGAACTGGAGATGGTGGAGATATAGAATTTTGGACAGCCGCTGACGGAACTTCAGGAAGTAGTCTTAATGGGTTTGGGGTTTTACCTAGACTTAAAGTAGACGCAGACGGAGACACTACTATAAGTGGAAACTTAAATATACTTGGTACTATTTTTACTACAGGAGATGCAACTGTATTTGGTAATGATATTATATTTGAAGGTACTTCAGATGATGTACACGAAGCAACATTGTCGGGAGGTAATCCAGGCTCTGATATAACAGTAACTTTACCTGCGTCTACAGGAACATTAGCTTTACAGAATGAAGATACAACAGGTAATGCATCTACTGCAGACGCTGCTACATTAGCGGCAGGTGTAGCTTCTATAGGTAATTTAACAGGAGATGTAACCTCTAGTAATAGGGCTACAACAATAGCTGCAGACGCAGTTACATATGCTAAGATGCAAAACGTATCAGCTACTAACGTAGTATTAGGTAGAGACTCTGCAGGTGCAGGAGTAGTAGAAGAAATATCTGCAACTAATCTTCGTACAATTATTAATGTAGAAGATGGAGCTACTGCTGACCAAACACAGGCTGATATACACGGACTTGCTATAACTACTGTAGGTACTCTTGACACAGGTAATGCTACAGCTATAGTTACAGACGCTTCTACATCTGCAAAAGGTAAAGCTAGTTTTAGTTCTGACAACTTTGCAGTTTCTTCAGGTGCTGTAACAATAAAAGACGGTGGTGTAGATTTGACTGCAGAAGTTACAGGAGTGTTACCAAACGCAAACTTAGATGCAGATACAATGCACTTAAACGTTGCACAAACTGTAACCTCTTTAAAGACTTACACTGCTAACATGCGAATTGGTGGAGACACTAGTACTAGTAACAATTGGATTTCTATAGATTGTCGAAATGGTAGTGATACTACAGGTGGTGGTATATCATTTTTTGAAACAGGAAGTTATGATGTAGATACTCCTCAATATGGAGCTAAAATAGCTTACAATGAAGATGATGACACATTTAGTTTAGGTACTATACAAAACAATTCGTATCTAAAACAACTGTATATAAAAAGAAATTTAGATTATATATATTTAGCTGATGCTTGTTTTATAGAAGGAACAACACCTGGCCTTATTTTAAAAGACTCTAGTACTACAGTTGCTGACGGAGATAATATAGGTGTAATAGCTTGGCAAAATGACGATGATACAAGTACAACCTTGCAAATGAGAGGTGTAGCAACTGAAAATCATGCAGATGATGCTAATGGTGGAAGTAAGATTGAGTTCTATGTTACACCTAATACTACTAGTGCTATTGCTCTTGCTCTTACTGTAGGGCAAGACAAGTCTTTAACTGTAGAAGGAGCAATAGAATTAGGTGACGCTTCAGACACTACTATAGCAAGAACTGCAGCAGGTAAGGTTACAATAGAAGGAGCTAGGATAAAAACTCAAGAGTTATATATAAAAATCCTACCAAGTGACTTTATAGCGGATGACGGAGGTAGACCTCTAGCAATAGATGATACAACTAGTGATAGGTGGGTAGAAAGTCACGGTGCTAATACTATGTTTGCTTCTGCAGAGATTCCCGCAGGGTTTAAAGCAACTGATGTGCACATATATGGTACTGGATCTCCAGCAATAACCGTATATGAGGCTAACGTAGATGCTAGAGCTGTAACAAGTAAAGGTACAGGTAACGTAGGGGCCAGTATAAATATAACGGACGTGACTGCAGATGCCACCAACTATATACTGATAGAATTAGCTCAAGCGTCTGGAGATCAAGTTAACGGAGGAATAATGACAATAGCAGCAGTATAAGATATGGCACTAGCAAGTAAAAAATCAGAAGCAGTACACAGAAAAACAGGAAGTGAAAAAGCAGCTTTAAAATCAAGTTTTGATAATACTAAACACTCAGAGTTAGAAGCATACCCCCCTGAAGCAGCAATGTTATATCAAATGCAACAGATGCAAGAAGATATAGATGAGCTTAGACGCTACATAGTTAGTGCAGAGTTGTTAGTTGTATCTACAGGAGGTAGTTTACCAACAAGGGCTACAACTAGAGGTTCTGGATTGCTTTGGAATAATAGAGGAGTAGTAACAATAGGATAGGATGGCAAAGATATATAAAAATATAAAAGGTAACTCTACTAGCGATCATGTATATACAATGCTTAGTAAAGTTGTGGCGAAGGTTGGAGGTAGGAGTACAGATATAAACTTAACACATGTTTTAATATCTAATACTTCAGCATCGGTCACCCTACTTTGTGATATATACATTAGAAAAGTTATAGGTAACAGAAATCAAATTCTTGAGCATAAAAAGTATTATCTTTTAAAAAGTGTTAACATTCCTGTTAGTGCTAGTTTATTACCTTTGGGTGATACCCCTTTCACGTATAGCTCTGAATATGATTTAGTTGTGCAAGTTAATGGTGCAAGTACTATGACAGGAGATATAATTGTAAATTATGAATAAGATATTAGACTTACTAGGTGGAGGATTAATTAAGCAAGTCGGCGATGTACTTGATAATTTAACTACTTCTAAAGAAGAGAAGCTGGAAGCAAAGCAGAAGATTGAAGAAGTCTTCATGAGAGCTGAGGCACAAGCTCAAGAACAAGTTAGCAAGCGATGGGAAGCAGATATGAAATCTGATGCATGGCTACCAAAAAATATACGACCTTTAATACTTTCTTTTTTAACTATAATTCTCGTACTGATGTCTTTTGTAGACGGTAATGTGGGGGAATTTGTAATGGATGATGCGTACAAACCAATTTACCAAACCTTATTGATAACCGTTTATGGAGCGTACTTCGCTGGACGATCCATAGAGAAAATTAAAAAATCATGACGAAGTCTGAAATTAAAGAGTTTTTACATCTCAAGCCTGGATACCTTAAAGAGGGCTCAGGGAGATTAGCTTTAAAATTAGAATGCGATGTAGACCTTTGTAAAGAAGCATTGAAGGAAGCGCGGATAGAAGCAATGGGAGGCTTTACTAGTATGGTCCTCTCAAACGCTAACATAAACATAGACCAAAGCGAGTTAAATGATTTTGATAGATTCGTACAAGAGAACGATATAGATAAGAATGATATTCAGTCAGTTAAATTCTGGCAGAATATGGGAGGAGAAAAAAGATTCTCTGTTGTCGTTAAGGGGGAAGATGAAGTCATAGATAACACTAAGGCTGAAATCATTGAGATCCTTAAGAACCACAGCCCGATACGTGCAAGAGTAGAACCTAGCAAAGCAAAAGATCCCGTTACATACGAGGTATCTTTGCCTGATATTCACTATGGAAAGTATACAGGTCAAACTTTAAAACAAGCTGAGGAAGAGTATATGAATGTGATTGAGGACCTTATGATTAAATCTAAAGGTTTAGATATTGAAAAAATACTCTTACCAATAGGTAATGATGGTATGAATTCTGAAGGGTTAAGTAGGGCTACCACTAAGGGTACACCTCAATTTGATTCAGCAGATTGGAAAGAAACATTTGTAGGATACTGCGCATTAATCGTAAGAGCAATCCAGTATCTATCTCAATATGCTCCAGTTGACGTAGTAGTTATACAGGGGAATCACGACTATGAACGTATGTTCTACGCCGGTGAGTACTTAAATGCGTACTTCACAAATGATGGTCAAGTGTTAATAGATAATTCATTTGAGCACCGTAAGTACTACGAGTACGGGATCAACATGATTATGTTTACACACGGAGACAAAGTTAAGGCAGCTGACATGCCATTAATAATGGCTACTGAGCAACCTGTTATGTTTGCTCGTACGACCTCAAGAGAAGCGCACTGTGGCCATGTACACAAAGAAATGGTAAATGAGTACAGAGGGATTAAAGTTAGGTTCATACCTTCTATATGCAAGAATGATGATTGGCATAAGATGATGGGGTATGAGGCTAAAAGAACAGGTCAGGCACATATATGGAACAAACAACGAGGATACGAAGGATATTTACAAACTAATGTGTAGAAAGATATGACACTAGATGAAATAGCATACAACATTTTAAATTTAGTTAGAGGAGGTAGATCTAATGTGAGTGAACATATATCTCTGGCTCAAATTAAATTTAACATTAAGTATTACCGAGCAATGCTGATACGTAGGGACTATGCTAGAAATGGTAATATAACTAGGCACCTTGAGCAGGATTTAAAATGTATTAAAGTAGAGAAAGTTGATGCTACTAAATGCTGTAGATTACCTGCCAGAGCTTCTGTATACAAGTCTGTAGAGCCTATCCCTAAAACAGTTAGGTTAAACTTTAAAGACGCTATCACACATGTAGGAGATATAACAGGGCTAGAGACTATTCCTATTGTAGACCCTATAACTGTACAGTGGCTTCCTTATGATAAGTATACTAATCATGAGAGGCGAGCGTATATGATTGAGGACCATATCTATATTTATAACGCTAATGGTCTATCCTATATAAATATAAGAGGTATATTTGAAGACCCTGAGTCATTAGCTACGTTCGACTGTGAGGGTAACGATTGTTATAATAGCACTGATGACTACCCAATACCTATGGATATGATACAAGCTATTACAGAAGGGATTGCTTCTAAGGAATTACAGTTGTTGGCGACCACTCCAAGTGACACCACTAATGATAATGCACAGGATGTTTCAGCACCGCCTTCACCTAGTAGAGGACCTGCCAGATAATGGGATACACTTTAAAAGATATATATATAAAATATATTTCTGAGAAGGAATATGTGGATAAGAAAACTTTTACAGCTATATGCTCTGAGTTCAACATAGATATGATTGATTATATCTTAGATGGAGGCACGTTTAATATGGGAAATAAACTATCTTCACTGTCGATTGTGAGAGTAGAAACAAATCCTTCGTTCCCTAAAATAGATTGGGGGGAAAGCTTGAAGTATAAAAAAGAGCTAGAAACTAAGGGTATAGCCCTATATAACTCCGAAACAGGTAAGGGAATAAAATGGTACATATACCATACTAATGCTGAGTACTGTAGATATTATTGGAGAAAAGGAAAATGCTTAATACCTAATAAGTCCGTGTATAGGTTTGACCTAACACGAGGAATAAAGGGAAATAAAGAAAAATTGATTCATCTTTTAAGAACAGATGATTTGGCGTATTTAAAATTTAAAAAAAATTAGTATGGCAGTATATAAGCATATTTCATGTAAACCCATTATTAGAAAGATCATGCGAGATCTTAAACCTAATAATGCGGACTGGGTTATAGACGCCGTAGAATGGATAGGAGAAGCGCTGGAGCATATCGGGGCTTCTGCACAACTTGTCAATAAACAAACAGTGTGTATTATAGAGAATCATAGGTATGTACTACCCGCAGATTTATACTACATAAACCAAGTAGCCTTAAACGAGTCAACCTCTCCAGGAACTAGTAACGAGCTTCGTAATATTCTAGAGAAGGTAAATAGTTTAAAAGCGGACATTGTAGAGTACAATGAGAACGTAGAAGCTCTAACATCTTCAAACTTAGTTACTGCTGATTTAAATCAATTTGATACTCAATATAAATCCAATGTACTAGAACTTCGAGAACTTACTAATAGAATAGTAGTACTTGAAAATATATACTTTGGAAACTCTGCTGCTTTAAAACCTTTAAAATACGGTTCAGGTACTTTTCACAAGAGTATGCATGCAGATGGGTGCAGTAATGAATTTGCAAGCAGTATAGCTTCATACATTATTGATGATGGATACCTTAAAACATCCTTCGCTTCTGGTCAGGTATGTTTAAGTTATATGGCATTCCCTACGGATAAGGATAACTATCCTATGATCCCGGATGACATTAGTTTTAAAGAAGCCATGTTTTGGTACATCTTTAAAAAATTATTATTAGGTGGATTTGATAAACCGACAAACAAAATTGATTACGGCTTTGCAGATCAAAAATGGCAGTACTATTGTACACAAGCTAGGAACGCAGCTAACTACCCAGACATAGCTAAGTATGAATCATTCATGAATCAATGGGTGAGATTAATACCAAACATGGACAGTGGGGCATCATTCTTTGAGGACTTAAACGATAGAGCATAATGAGTAGATATATAAAAGGGCTTATAAGAGACACTTCTCCTTCTGATCAACCTGAAGGGTCGTGGAGATATGCTAGAAATGCTGTCGTTAATAGAGTAGATGGCACAGTTGGAAACGAAGAAGGTAATAAGGCAGGTCCTCCTATTGGAAGAACTGCTAAAAGGATTGGTGGTGGTCCGGGCACTTTTATCAAGGGGTATAAAGTTATAGGGACCATAGAGATTACTGATGATAGAATCGTAGTATTCTCTGTTGCCGCTAACCCTGCAGAATCTCAATCCTTAGAGTACGGAAGATCTGAAGTAGGTGTGCTATCCCCTTCAGGCGGAGAGAATCAGGAGCTACTATACAAAACTCTATTAAACTTTCCTACAATAGAGATTGAAGGCCAGAACTGTAAAATCATAGATGTAAGTTTAAAATTCCTTCCTAAGAACCCTATATCAGGGACATATAAAATTGATGCTAATGAGAATTTAGTTGTGTACTGGACGGATAATTTTAATCCTCCAAGATCGTTAAACATAACTAGACAGGAAGAGGCGGTTGCAGATACAGGTTCTTACGAACAACTTTATGGTAAGTACCCTGCGAATTCTATTAATAAGAATTTTATAGATAGACTTAACTTATTCCCACACGCAGGCCCAGTTCCTACGATAGATTTACAGAAAGTAATCTCTGGGGGAGGACTAGTGTCGGGATCGTATGCTTTAGCTTTAGCGTATGTAGATAAAGATTTAGTTGCCACTAACTATGTAGTAGTGGATAATCCTGTATCTATCGTTGACGATATAGAAAGTGTACTACCAATAGAAAGGTATGATGGAGCACCTCCCGGAACACAAACAGGTAAGTCTATCGTTTGGAATATCTCCGATTACAATACGGATTATGATTATATAAGACCTGCTATCATTCAACATTTAGATGGTAATAGATTTGCTTTTCAACTGCATGATATAGAGATAGAACTAAATGGTCCAGACTTTGAGCTAACGTTCTCTGGTACAGAGGGGTACACAAGTTCATCAGTGGATGAGATTGTGATAGATACTGTATCGTACGACACTGTTAAGACAATCACACAATTAGATAATGTTTTATACCTAGGTAACCTAACAAGAAATCTAGATGTAGGGTACCAGAGGAGTGCGGGGAATATTAAGCTTAGACCTAAAATTATTGATGTTTCTAATTTTGATGAGTTCTCATTAATCTCCGATAACTTGGAGCATGGCTTTATAGAAATGCCTCCTCTTGTAGCAGATAAATCAAACGGATATAGAGACCCGTATAATGCATATAAAAAGAGAGGGTACACAAGAGGTGAGGTTTATGCCTTTTACATATCTTTTATTTTAAATGATGGTAGCATGTCATATGCCTATCACATACCCGGACGTGAAAGTATTTCAACCGAGTTAGGGCCCTTAGAAAATTCGGGGTTATACAATGCTGGTAATTTAAATAATTTAGGAGAAGTAAAAAGTTACCATTTTAAAAGTTACAGTGAAGAGGACGGAAGTAACGATATGGAATACTGGGAAAACTCCCATGAGACCTACCCTAATACAGAGGCATTCAGCTCTGATGTATACAAGAATCCAAATGGGTCTGCCGCACAGGTAAGACATCACCGTTTTCCTAAAAATGATAATGAAGCGTTTAGAGTTATCTCTGGCAGTACTACGTCTACTATAACTACGGCGACTATACTACTTCCGGAAATAGAATTTGAGATTTCTGGAGGTGCCTCAAATAATAATAATATTGAGGACACTGAGATAGTATGGGTATTAGCAGATGGTACATTATTAGGACCTGACAGCAATGATTTTTCCAACGAACATGAAGCATATCATGTAAGTAATGTTGGAGGTTTAGTAGTGGGGTCTACATATGTAATTGCATGGGAAGTAGACGCATTACTAATACCCAATTGGCTTGGAGATCCTGGAGGGACATATTTAGCGGAATGTATTGCAATAGATGTAGATTCTGGGTGGGCTTTATTTGATCATAGTCAATCCCAGATGGGGGGATTCCTAGGAGAAGCTGGGTTTAGTGGTACACATACTGATTATGGGTATCACCAAACAGATTCAAATTTTCCAAACGATTTAAATTTTTACAATGACGATAATATGGAGGGTACTATATATAGTAGCCCTACAGCAGGAGCTTCAGAGGCAATTGTTTCTGGAGGTACTACCTCAGACTCTATTCGGATTTTAGGGTTCACATTAGATAATATAAAAATACCAGCTAGTATAGCTAAAAAAGTTCAAGGGTTTAGAATATACTATGCGGACAGACAGCATGAGGATAAAAGAATTTTAGGCCAGGGAGTAGTAACTCCTTATGATAAAGTAAGAGGACAGCTTGGTGGGTGTTTAGTAAATGCGGACGGTACTGAAGGTATTCTACAAAACTTTTGGATAAAAACTCCACTCACATATAATGATTCCTATCTAACAGCAACTTCTCCTGATAATGGGAGGGACTATCAAATGCTTGCGTTTTATAATTTTGAACTCCTTAGAACTCAAAAAAGTATTTCTCCGGCTACACATATCTCTACACAGTGGGTAACAACATACCACACGTTTAAAGGGCCTGGAGCTCACCATGAGAATAGTAATGACCCTTGTGATGTAGAGATAATAAACTCTAAATTCTTTGTGGCAGAGTCATATGCATTCAACTTTAGAGATAGATATAAACTATTAAAAGAAAGGTGTAAAACTTATGTTAATGGTGATTCTATTTTAGATGCCTCTGGACATGGATTTGGATATAAACTTTACAATCAAGGAGGAGAAACCCATATAGCTTTAGGGCTTGCAGGTAATGAGGATAATTCAGGATTCTTACCTAAAATAAACGATGGAGATAATAACAACGTAATTCCTATGGTTGATAATCCTAGTGATTATCTGGGAGTACAATCTTCTACATACACAGTAAACTTAGAAGCATTTAAAACAGACGTTTACAACACAGTAGACAGTCAAAATCTTATATGGACAGGGTTTGAAATAAAAGGAAAGAACTTAGAGAACTTCATCGAAGATGGTGGAGGGGACTACGCGATAGGATCTCTGTCTGGTGGTAGATCTTTACCTGGAAGGAAAGGGAAAGGCAAGTTTAGGTCTACTATGCCTGAGATAGGAGAATACTCTGCGGAAGCTGGAGGTATAGTATACGCTCATGAGTACGATCCTGTGAATCAAGGATTTTCCTATTGGGTTTTCACAAAGGAAGATATACATAACTCAGAAGGCTTATCTAGTGGACAGGTCTCAGGAGATCCAGGAACTCTAGATTATACATACTTCTACAGTCCTGCGTCAGCACTTTTAGGTATAACTGCATTCAATAGTAGTGGGACGGCGTTATCCTTAACAGGGCATACGGATTGGGTAGTTCCTGACTCGGTTGCTCTAGGTGGGTGGAGTGATGGATTCTTACAAGTGGGCTCTGACTTTCACGATGTAGCTTCCGATTACTTTAGTATGGATGTTGTCCCTGATTGGGATGGCTCAGGATTTCCCTATGTAGCTAATACTGTAAATCTTGGTATATCTACAATTAAAAATCACAATTATATTGGAGTACAACAAGTAACTATATGGGACGGGTTAACAGACCTGTCTTGGCTTGATTTGGGCACACCCTTCGGTGTGTATGCATATACTGCACGATCAGGACATTTAAGTCCTGTTGCATATATAACACCTTTTAGTATGGTGGGGCCTATGTCTAGTGTTACCCTATCATGTGGGACAACTTATGATTCACACCCTCATGCGATTTCAGGGGATGGGCCGGATAACCCAACGATAAACCTAACAGGATACACTGAATATGCTTCGTCAGGAGGAGAGAATCACCCTGTACACCCACAATTCGGATGGTATCAAAACGCTGGGTTGGCTAATGCGGCGTCAGTGTGTAATTCTATTTTAGAGCCTGGAGATACTTCGGGGAATACTAATTTTAGAGATATGTCTCTAACTCCTAGTAGTAGCGTCTTGTACCCATATAGAAATCTTTCAGAACTTTATATAGCACCTAGATATGCTAGGCTAAAAGGTATACGACAGCATTTTCTAGTTCCCCCAGTTGATGACACTGTGTTTGGGTGTACAGATTCTGGTGCATTAAACTATGATCCTACCGCAACGGTAGATGATGGTGCTTGTGAGTATGAGGTAGTGGAGATAGATTGTGACGACTATATAGATGATAGCCCTACAGGGGATGCTACTGTTATACTTGGTGGTGATACATTCATATGTAAGTATGGGTTCAGACAAAGTCTTACTCCTAGGATAAGTACCTACCTTCCATCGGATCAAGTTAGTGTTTTGTACTCTATAATTGAGTCAACAGATAATGTAAACTTTAGACATGAAGAGGATGTAAGTACTTCATACTTCCCAGGATCGCCTATGCAAAAGGTTGCACTGGTTGATAGGGATGGAAAAAACTTTGATCTTTTAAACCTGTTTGATTTTACAGGGGAGGACAAAATAAAATACAATCCAGACTACTCGATAGTAAATAATGTGCGTCCTGCATTTGTACTCCCTAACTTAATTACAGCTCCTTCTGTATTCACAACTAGAATACAAAGGTCTACAAAAGCTAGTCGTACATCTCTAATAGATAACTTTAGAATATATCTATCCCGAGAACAGATGGACATGCCTAAGAACAGAGGAGAGTTATGGAAGTTATCTACTTTCAATAACCTTTTATATATCCACATGGAAGATAGTTTACTGGTTACAAAAGGTAAGCAGACTATGGCTATGAAGGATGGGTCAGAGGCGTTCATTGGTAGTGGGGATATATTCCAACAAGATCCGGATGAACTAGTACAGACAGAGCACGGGTATGGAGGTACACAATCACAGTATTCTACACTTGTTACTAAGTATGGCTATTTCTCTGTTGATGAGAGGAATAAAAAGATATTCATGACTACGGATAAGATGACTGAGATCAGTAATCTTGGTATGGAAAAGTGGTTCTACAATAACCTTTCAAACGATAAGGATTCGTTTAGTACTTTAGAATTTGATTACGCTCAGACCTTAGTGGATGACGAGCAGTATATCAGTGCGTGGGGGTTCAGAACCTCTCCATATAAAGATAGTCCTATAGTTGGGAAAGGTTTTGTAAGTGTATGGGATGAGAAATACCAAAGAATTCTATTAACTAAACGAGCTTTACTTTTCACAGATCGTGGTACTTTCTTACGACGTAAGGGAGGTAGGAATATTCCTGGGGGGATTGTATATAATGAGAGTACAGATGTGTACAGCTTACTATTTAAGCCGTCCATGAATTTAATCTCTAATGGAGATTTCTCACACGGTAATGAACTTGTAGAGAATACATCTTTTATTCATACTGATTTCACAGCCGGCGATAATTTTCCAAGTTCTTTCTTCTGGTTAGGATCTTCAGATCTTGTACGTACTTTGACAAGTAACGAGTTAAAGATTAACTACTCTACTAAAGGGTATATATATCAATACTTTACCCTTGAAACAGGCGTTCTACACACGTTTGAATTAACATGGAAAGGAACAAATGGGGTGACAGTAGAGGTAGTAGGTGTAGGCTCTATACTTACAACTAATGCTGTAGAAGGCACCTTAACAACTGTTAGCGAGAATTTCAGTGTTCCTACGACAAAGGTATATGAATTACGAATACATGGAACTTCTATATCAACTTCTGATCTATACTTATCAGGCACTTCCCTACAAAGGGTTGCCCACCCGGTATGGGAGTTAGATGCAGGTTGGAGTATAAGAGATTATAAGATTACCAATGATGGTACATCTGATGGGTACTTCTCACAAAATACACAATCTTCTATAGGCGATAGGCGTCTTCTAACATTCACGGTACAGAATTGTACTGCGGGTACTGTATCCGTATTTTATGGGACAGGTGAAAGTGCTGTTCGATCAGTATTCCAAGATGGTACATATACGATAGATGACACATGGAAAGGGGCAGAACCTGAGTTAGCGTTCTATGCGCATGGAGGGTTTAATGGTTCTATAGATAATATAGAGTTTAAAACTGTTCCTGAAGAGAGTTTCACAGTAACTGATGGTGACTTCTATCTAGACACTAGAACTATTAGCTCTGACTCAGAAGCTTTACAGACTGTAGCGATACCTTTTACTTCTTCAGTTTCTATAACGGATATAAATTCTACTATGTCTACTAGAACTCTTCCACAAATTGGAGATGTTTATGAGGGCGGACATATATTTGCAATAGAGGCAACTGCTTCTAATTCTTGGACTATATACTTAACGTCACCTGAAGATTTACCTAGTACAGTAGGAGATTTTTTACCTTTCTCAGAATGGGGGAATGGTATAAATGCTAGTAGTGTTCCCGCAATAAGTGCGTCTGAGAACTCTACCCTACAAGGTCAATTAACGTACTCTCAAAACGCTTCACAAAACATTAGTACGGCAGATGAAATTTTAAATGTTAATGGTGATTATTCCCCAGCTGCTACCATGGCCTTGGAGCACTACGATGACTTTTCACAGGTAGGAGATTGGGCGTTACCTACTACAGATCTATTGGTTCCGTTAGTAGATATGATAAGAAATTTCTACCCAGAAACATCTGTGTCTGCAGGTGGTGACTCTATTCCTAATTATTGGTCATGCGATCCATCCTCGACAGGAGATAAGAAGTTATACGTAGTTAGATACTTATCTGGAACTAATCATGATGATGGAAGTTATGCTGATTCGTATTCAGAATCTCCTTGGGAGGGGACACCAGTTCTTATAGATGACAACTGGGAGACGTTTTCTCAAACTGTGAAGTATATAGCGCCTATACCTCTATACGGACACAATGAGGCACCATCATGGTTATTCCAAGCTTTGATGCAACACAATGCTGCAGGTCTGAGTACTTCAGATCTTTTAGGTGGGTACTACACATCTGGTCCGTCGTATTGGGAAAGTATTGGAATAGATTTAATGTCATTCTATACAGATGAGGGTAGTGCAATTAGTGCTGTCCCAGAATGTGGATTAGGGTTAGGTGAAGGGCTGGCTAATACTTTACTTGTTAGAGACTATATAGAGGAACGATTTTCTTCGGCTGGTGTAGACCCTATAAATGGTAGCTATGATATGATCTTTAATGCGGTTAATCTGAATACTCCGTGGAGGCATGTCCATACTGATGGAGATATGCAGGTACAATGGTTCTACCCGTCTTTATCTGAGGCTGGGTACATTGTGAAAAACTGTACAAGAAATCCTGACCTAAACGGTAACGCACAAGGAGCAGAAAATTTCATATCTGCAGAACACATAAACACTGCAACAGGTTCAGTAGCTGCCCCTAATGTAACAAATACCATTTCTACTTTTATGGTTGATGGGTATAAAACTAGAGGTATAATATTAGGTACATCATCATTCAATGATAGTCAATACGGGGTGGGGGGCGATCCCAACAACAACAGCGTTAACTCTGGGTACTTTTTTGGTGTAGATATAAGTAGGGAATCACTTCGTTTGTCTGGCTTAACTCTGGATTACTCATATGGGCCAGACCCAGAGGATACAATCGCTGCACTTGCAGAGCCCGGAGGTATGCCAGATAGGTATGAGCCTACTGTTGGATTTTCCGCGCTACGAGATTATGAGAATGAGGGTTCCGCGACTCCTGACTTCGTCAATCATTTCCCATATGGGAGAAGATACGTGTACCACCAAGTGACAATTTTAAATACTTCGGACTATCCGGAATTACAAAACGCAGATGTTGGGCACGAGTTTAACTTAAACCCGTATACAGGAGAGATTAGCGATTTCACTGAGGGTGTTCAAGGGGTTAGGGTATTCTTAATAGAAACGTTAGATCAGAATGGTGATAGCACTGGATTTAACGGGGAATTAGGGCAAGGTGGTGGATCTACAGGGGTTATAACCCACGCATCAACAGTAGTTGATTCTGATTCATCTGTGGAGGCTCAGAATGTGTCGATTAAATTCGGGGTTAGACCTGTAAGAGCTACTACTTATGAAGAAGAGGTGATTGTAGTTCCTGAACCTGAGATGGAAATAGATGTGATATGGCAGCGTGTAGGATGGACTATTTCATTCTACCCAGAACTGAATGCTTGGGGGTCTTTACATGATTACCTACCACATCACTATACGTATACATCTAAAACTTTTTACTCCTTCTACAACTGGAAAGATTTTCCTTCTATATTTTGGGTTGGGGGACCTTGGATTGGAGATGACGCAGATGAGTCCTTTACTATTTGGGCTCACAATTCTGTAGAAGCTCCTGGATCATTTTATGGAGGTTCTTCGGTGACTACGAATTTTACACAACCTTTTGAGATTGAGGTTATAGAGAACAAAGAAAGAGATGTTTCTAAAGTCTTTTCTAGTTTTAAATATGAGACGGAGGTTTTTGAAGCAGCTGTTCCAAATATTTATAACTTAAATCAAGTACGATATAAGCGACTAGATAAGGATGGATTTACACAGTTCTTCGTATATAACAATACCCAACACTCTGGGGTAATAGATGTGAAATATCTACGTAACATCCGGAAGATAGGGCATATGTGGAATATAAATAAGTTTAGAGATATGGCCAGGCTTTATGAGACTACTCTTGATGGGTACACAGAAGCTTACACATCTACTATAACTTCAGGATTTTCTGGGCACATATCCTCACATCTACTTGAAACTTTAGAGGCTACATCGCAGGGTACTGCCGGAGGAGCTGATAACACAGGTTTAGATTTTGTAGGGAATAATGATGTGCATGATATGTTTGAAGCTACCTGGGGTAAAGGTGGTGCATATACTATATTCACACATCCTTTGTACATAGACAGTGAGAAGCCTTGGACTAAGCAACGTAAGTTTACAGATACTTACTTAGGAATTAGACTTATACACGACAATATCAATAAAAATTTCGTAAATTTGTATTCCACTTCTGTGGCAATGCGCAAATACAATAGATAATGGACAAAATAACACAATTACAGACTTTATTAAAAGAACAGGGATATAAAATAGAAGCAGATGGAAACTGGGGACCTAAAAGTAAGGAAGCCTACGAATCCTTCAAGCTTAAAAATAGTATAATGGGACCGGCATCTAACCTTGCAAGTAAACTTAATCCTGTTACAGCCCTGTACAATTCAATCCCTTTAAATGTTAGAAGCCTTGCTGAGGATGTGGCTGTGCCAAACTCTATAAGTAAAGCATTTCCTAGGACAGAACATGATTTGGATTCTGGAGAGCTAGAAGCACTTAGAAGAGCTACTCGGACTGCCACTGAAGATGGTAGAAGAAATATAAAATACGCAGATTACAAAACACATTTAAATGATGACGGTACGGAGTACCAAACTCCTACTGCTGATGTAGATCCAACGTCTGGAAATACGTGGGATATGTTTAAGAAAACCATGAGCAGTGAGGACTATAATGCTAAAACTACGTACGGAAGAGCTAGCATATTCATACCGCCGGGAACAACTGATACACTATTTATAGATCAATACAACTTTAATAATGCAGTGTCAGATGATATGAGTGCGGCAGATAAAGCTTCACAGTTTGCAAAAACTTCAGGTGCAGGATACTCTACCCCTAGGAATATAGGTACATATTGGGGATCTAAAAACGGGGAAGGAAAAAGAACTGCAGTAAATATATCTGAAAAGCGTACTGGAGGGATGGATACCTACAGAAACGGAGGTATGAAATACTACCAAAATGCAGGAGTAGATGACTCTACTTTAGGAGATGAGTCTGATCTTTACGATAATGATATACCACAAGGGTATAGCAGCGGACAAGCTGTTGGAGGCTCGTACAATACAAGGAGTAACACAATACAGAATAGTTTATACACTCCTGGTGATTCTCAAGATTTAGACGCGCAGAAAAAACAACTATTAGAAGACGGTCCAGACAGCTCTGCAAAAGAAGCTGAAATCTCGCGTAAGAATCAAATGCTTAGTACAGGTCTTGACAAAGGACTAGAACTAGTTGGAGCTACAGAGCCAAACCCTATAGATATGGTGTCAGATAGATTGATCAGTGATCAAGATGCTGGTACGTATAAGTGGTGGGAAGTTGCTGGTGATGTAGGAACAGCTGTTGCGACAGGTGACTATATTGGAGGGATCAAAGATGTTGCTATGAAGTGGAAAGAAAGAAATGAAATCAAGTCTGCTAAAAAAATGGCGCAGGGGAAGCTTGAAACGAAAACAAATACACTAGCCAACAAGTCAGACCTTATTGATTCTCAAAAGAGAATGCAATCGGGTATAAACTTTGGGCAAGATTTTTCATCTAACATAAAGAAGTACGAAGCTCGGACAGGAGGGAGAGGCCACTACGAAACAGGAGGACCTACTCAAATAGCGTATGAACAGTTTAATAGGGGTGTAAACAAAAATACAGGAGCTATTAACCAATCAATGGGGGCAAATGCAGACGGTACCCGCAACAATTGGAATACTAGTCTTTATGGTGGGAATAGAATAACACCTGATTCCAATGTTTGGGAAGGTGAGCAGTACGATGCGAATGGTGAAAAGCTATTTATGGATGGCGCAACCACAGGTGTAGACTCTATGGAATCGCGTATGGGATTAAGCGGTGCGAACATGCTTAATGGAAAGTACACGGATCCTAACTACAGTGCTTCAGGGAGAGAGCGTTCTGATTACAGAAAGAATCGTATAAATAATAATAATTATAGGAGAGATTTATTTAAGACCAGGCAGAATGAGATGAAAAATAATACTTCTGAGAGAGTATCACAAAACAATCCTGATTCTAAGTTTAATTCTAAAGGTACTCAAGATATAATGTCTAGTAGAGATGCACGTAGAATGGAAAAGTTTGGAAACACTAAGAGTGGTATTGGAAACTTTTTCAGTAATATTTTCAAAGGTAAATACGGATACCAAGGAAATGAAATGGCTACTGGAGGTAGACCTCTTCCAGGTGGAGAAGTCGTTGATTTACCTTCCGGGGCTAAAAAGTACATAGGAGCGACACACGAAGAAGGTGGTATAGATAAGAATTCTCGAACTAACGTAGAGGATCAGGAAACTGAAGAGGAGATCTTAGGTAAACCTTATATCTTTTCGTCGCACTTAAAGAACGGCGGATCATCTTATGCTCAACAACATGAGAAGATACTAGCGAATGGTGGAACTGATGAGGAGAAAATAAGTCTAGCGGTTACACAAGAGAAACAAGCTGGAAGAGATCCTAAGAAATTATTTATGAAAAACGGAGGAAGCGTTAGAAATAAGTATTCAACTGGTGGTGCGTTGTCTGGTATGACAGGAGCACAAAGACGTCAGTACTTTATAGACAGCTATGGGTACGATGCAGGAGCAAACGCTGATTGGGGAGATACTGTACTTTCTTCGCCTCCAGGTCCAGGTAATTCTGATAATGAGATTACATTACCTACCAACCCTGAGAGTGTATTTAATTCTCCTGCAGAGGAATCTGTAGCTACTAATAAGGCAACTGAAGATATAACTACAAACGCTAAAAACGAAAGTAATAAACTTACGTGGGATCAGCAGTTAAGTCGTTTAAAGAAAGGTCTTACTATGGACAATGCAGTAGGATTAGCTAGTATGATTCCTGTAGCTCAGGCGTATAAAAACGCTAAGAACGTAGATAGAGTAAAGTTACCTGGAACAGCTCCAGAGGTTACTCCTGAGAAGTTGAAGTACGGGAATATGGACAAAGAAAGAGCACAGAATGAGAGAGATTACCAAAAGGTAGTTAATTTTGTTCAGACGCAAGGTGGAAGTTTATCTGATCAAATGGCTGCGTACTCTAAGAAATTAGATGCTAATGCTGATATAGGTAGTGCTGAAAACGAAATGAATAGAGGTATTGATAATCAAAATGCTAAGGCAATATTTGAAGCTGCTAAGTTCAACGCTCAAGGAGATATGCAAGATGTATCTAATCAAATGATGATTGATGATACTAACTTGGCAAGTAAGAGTGCTTCAGAGGATGCACTAGTTGATGCAATGCAAGTAGGTGCTGAGAATCTTGGTGTTATGAATAGAGATAGAAAACTTCAAAATGCATCAGATAGACTTTCTGCTGCTATTGATGGTGGAAGTGGTGTTCTAATGCGTGAAAAGTACGGGAAAGAAGACTATGAGAATCTTGTAACAGCTGCTAGAACAGGTGATTTAGATGCCTTGAAAAAGCTTGAAGAGTGGAGCATAGAGTTGAACGCAGAGATGGGTCAGAAGGATACCAATCAAAAAGGTACCCCTAGGGGAAAGTAATCACACCTACTCCAGACCAGGAGGAGGTTGATTCAGATTGGTCAACATTTGGTATAGATACATACAAGAATAAAAATGTTCCTATAACTGTACGTAACGCTAAAAACACAGCTTTAGGAGGTAACGCTCAACATGGTTTATATAACCTAAATTCGTTACTTTCTTCTGGAGATTTTGGTTCTGATGGGTACACTATAACAAGTGCTACTCGCGACGGAGACTCAGGTTCGTTACACGCATCAGGTAACGCTGTAGATTTTGGAGTAAAAAGCACAGATGGTAAAGCAATGATGAAGTTTTTCTTTGATGATTGGGATACAAAAGGAACGAAGATTTCTGCAAAAGGATTAAAGTACTTAAAGGATAATAACGCAGAGCTTATAGATGAGCGTGGCAACAAAAAGGGCGCACATTTTCATTTAGAATTTAATGACTCCTCAGAAGATGCGTATAATATGTATCCTAGTGGGCATATAAGTGGAGGAGGTTACCCTATCTACGGGGTAGAAGCATAAAAAAGAAACTATGGCAAGTAAATATACTAGAAGTAATTTAAGATCAATGCAGAGTCAATACGTTGATGATCAGTCTGTAAACGTAGCTAAGATCTTACGAGAGAGATATGATAAAGGATTAGAGAAGAAGACACTACTAGAGCAGGCTATGGGAGCTATGCAGGTAGGTGATGGAGATCAATACCTTTTGAATAACGCAAAGAATGAAATCTCAAACCAGCTAGCAAAACATGCTAATTCAGGTGATTGGGAGAATTCTGGCGTTACTATAGATGCTGCTACTACCGGATTAGTTTCTAATAAAGGTGTACAATTAGCGCAAGAGTCTTATCAGGTACGTAAGAAAGAGCAAGAAGATATTGCTAAACTACGGTTGGAAAAAGGTGTGTCACATGTACTAGATTTCAATGCTTTATATGACGACCAAGGTAATGTTGTTGGGCATAAGTTTGACAATCATCAATCATATGCAGAAGACGCAGATGGTAACATGGTATCTAATGTGTATAGACCTGATTCACAAATCCAACTTGATTATACAGCTCAAAAACAAAGTGTATTAAAAGGTATATCTAAGAATGGGTCCCCTCTAGAACCTAGTAAAATCTTAGGGTTACTGGAACGTTGGACAGGTGTAAGCCAAGGAAAGGCAGATAATACTGCAATCGACTTAGTGGATTCGTATATATATGGAACAGATGAAGGCCGTCAAGAGTTACGCTCTTTGACTGAGCTTGGAGGTTACACAGAGGAGGAAGCAAAGGTTGCTATTGTGGAGAGTATGAAAGCTATCGCAAGTAAACAAGTAGGTATGATTCCTTCGTACATGACAGCTCCTGTTGGAGAGGGTCCTGCTACTCCTATGGGAAATAGTATGGCAGTTCCCGGACAAACTGTGATAGATGAAAACTTAGATCCTATAGAGGTACAGAACGCATCTTATGGGAAACTTATAGAATCGTATAGAGGTGAAACAGATCCGGACAAAAAGCAATCTATATTATTAGAAATGAATGCTGCTGAAGTAAAACGGAACAAGATTATTAAGCTTACAATGCAAGGGGGAGACCACGATGCAAATATTAAAGCTAGGGAAGATTTATGGAAAGGTAAAAACAGTAAGTTCCAACTATTAGAAAACCTCTTAATGGAGACTACTAAAAGTGCGTGGGGGATGGATAGAAGTAATGATTTACTTGGGGCGGTTCAAGAAAACTCTGCAGGAGAATCTACTACACACAGACCTGTATCTAAACGTGCTTTTGCTAACGTTAGGAAGTTATTCTTATCAGAAGAAGGAGAACGAAAAATGATGAAAAGTCAATTCTCTAATATAGAAGCTATAAATTCAAACTTTGGGACAGATTTTAATGACACAGATAGAGCACAGCTTAGCACACTAGCAGGTCAGTATTATGACTTTATGAAAGGAAATGGTGCGTACAAGGATGTAGCAAATGGGGATGATTTTTATGAGGCATATGAAAAAACTCCTATAAAAACTAATGACCTAATAGTATTTAACCATAACGGAACTAAAGGGAATACCGCAGTCAATAACAACTTGAAGGCAATGTCCGTAGACCAGTTTAATATTATAGGAGCAGACGGAGAAGCCATGAGTAGTAAGGAACTTGCAGCCTTACAAACAGCTATAGGAACAGAAAATCCTGACTTTATATTTGGAGGACTAGTACTTCCGGATATATTTGCTGGTACTCCAGCATCTATGGTTTTAAAAATAAAAGGGAAACCTTATAGAGCCATCGCTAAAGGAGATAACGGAGGTGGATTAGGACTTATGTCAAATATAGCAGACGCTATGGGAATGGACATATGGAGAGGTAATGTAAATGCGTATAACGAAGCAGCTGCAGGGGATATAACTTTAGGTGAATATCACACTAAAAAAATAGAAGCTATAGGTATGGGATATGTACGACGTATGAACCCTGATATGGGGAAAGCTTTACAATCTAACCCCGCTGACTTCGATGTTGCAGACTGGAATTTAACAGCTGAGCAAGAAAAAACAGTAAGTAGTGTTCAACTTGGTACTATTCAAGTAGAAAACCTTATCTTAGGCGGCGTAGGGAGATTGATGAAGTTAGGAGATCCTAGAGAATTGAGGAGTATATCTAACGACGAGTCTCATCCTAGACATGAGGAGTTTAATGAAGCGTTAAGTCAATACAGATCACAACAATTTAAAATTACTGATTACTAAGTATGGGAGTTTTAGACACAATAAATACGCCTTCGATAGACCCTAAAACAGGGCTTTCTAAAGAAGAGACCGAGAGAAATGCGCGCGAAAAAAAGACTTCAGACCTTGTAAACTCTAGTAGTTTTCTAGATGTTACTGGCCCGGACGCAAGTTTAGGGTTCAGTAGAACAAGTCTTGTGGATCAAGATCTGTACGATGATGCATTGGAAGGATCTGCAGATCTTCAAAACAGACAGGTAGGTAGTATCAATGTAGAGCATGATGACCTAGAAGACAGGGCTGCTTTTGGACAATCTACAGCCTCTAAATGGGCTAACGGTATAACTAAGTTTGCGGGTAAAACTCTTACAGCAGGTGCAGGAGGTATAGGTGCTTTAGTATCTAGTATAGGTGCAGTAGGTACGTATGCCTTTACGGATACTAGTGCACAAGATTCCTTTAAAGGCATCTTTGATAATGAGTTCCAGAACGGGCTAGACAGTCTGAACGAAGGAATGGATGGTAAGTTACCTAACTATGTATCTAAAGAAGAGCGTGAATACGGCTTCTTCAGAAGTATGGGGACTGCCAATTTTTGGGCTAATGACTTTACTAATGGCCTTTCTTTTATTGCAGGGGCTGTATTAACTGAGGCTGCACTAACTTTTGCTTCTGCAGCTACCTTTGGGGCTGCGGCACCTGTACAGGCGGCTACTACTGCCGCATTAGTTGCAAGAGCAGCTCGTATGCTTAAGATGGGAAGTAAGGGAGCTAAAGCTGCTAAAGCACTTTCCGCTGCTAACAAAGTTAGCCTTGGAATGAAAGCTAGGCAAGCGTCTATTGTGGCTAGACAATTACTGTCTGGAGCTGGATATGAATCTGGAGTAGAAGCTCGTCATCATTTAAATAGTGTTAAGAAAGATTTACTACAAACATATAGAGATGAGCATGATGGAGAGAATCCTGAAGGGGAAGATTTAGCTTATATACAAGATTTAGCTACCCAATCTGCTAACGCAGTATTTGGAGCTAACCTGGCATTAGTAGGATACGGTAATGCATTGCAGTTTCCAAAAATATTTGGAGCAGGAGCAAGAGCAGCTGCAAGAAGTGGAGCTGTTAAGAATGCACGTAGAGGTATTATAAAAGATGTTACTGATGGTGTTTTAGATCCGTATAGAGCAGCGTATAAGTCATATGGTGCAGGTAAAAAACTAGCAAGTGCTGCGTATCACGTACTTAAAAATCCTTTCTACGAAGGGTTTGTAGAAGAAGGTGGGCAGAAATGGATTGACCTGTCTGGTCAACACGCTGCAGCTGAGGCATACACAAACGGTAGAGGAGCTAACGGAGTCAACGCTGCTTTAGGTATAATCAGAGCGGCAGATGACACATTCGCAGAGGCGTATGGAAGTAAAGAGTCACAAAAAGAAATAGGTATTGGGTTCTTATTAGGGGCTATGGGTCTTCCTAGTTATACAAAATCTAAAAACAAAGACGGTACAGAAGGTAAGCGTAAGTTTGATGGTATGCAAGGTGGTGTATGGGACGGATTGAAAGATCGCCTAGAAAGAAGAGAGCACATAGATAAGCTTACCAAGTACATGAATAAAAACCCTTCTGCTGTAGCTGCAGTTAAAAGAAACTTTGACAACTACGCAGAACAGGTTAACTTACAAGAACAGATGGATGCTGCATTAGCAGAGAACAACATGTTTGCGTATAAGAACCTAGAGAACGACGCACTATTTAGCTACATACACTCTAGAATAGAGGGTGGGTTCTACAATGATATTAAAAGCGAAATGGAAGAGGTTCGTAATATGTCTGACGAAGAGTTCGTGCAGGAGTTTGGATATGAAAATGAAGATCTTAGCTCGGATGAGATTGCAGACCGTAAAGAGAAAGTAGTCTCGTCTGCATTAAGTAAGGCAGCAAAAATTAAAGCAGCTACAAAAGCTGTAGATAAAGCATACATAGGTGAGAATGATAAAGTACGTAGAGGCTTAATACATGCAGCTTCTACTATTGAGAACGTAGATAAGAGAGAGGAAGAGATCAGTAATATGATTGATGAGATCACAGACGGATCTATGCGCACTGATAAAAACTCTAGCTTGTACGATCAATTAAGAGGAACTGAAGCTGCCGGATTAGAAGGTGATGGTAAAGGGAACGTTGCACCAGTACTCGACAGAGAGGTAGGAAAAGATCCTTTCAGCAACACAGAAGAAGACGAAGCATTACTTGAGGCGTGGAAGAAGAAAAACCCTACTGAAGCAGGCAAACTTGATAAGCAGGAAGAGGTTAAAGCTCTTCTGCGTGACTTAAGAATGGTACGTCAAAGACGTCAAGATTTCTTGACTAATTATAATTTACTACTTACAACACAAGGACAGCAAGAATACCTTCAAATGGTTGACTTCTTTATGGATCAGAAATCCAAAGATGAAGAAGAGCGAGTAAAGATGGAGAAGGAAGAGGCTATCCGTGACGGTGATATGGAAAAGCTTTTTGAGGCTTCTCGTGAGGATGAGTTTGTGGTAGATGTTGACGGAGATGGTAAAAACTTACAGACGTATAAGTTCCTAGACCCTAACACTTTATATAACGTAAAAGATGGTACAGACCAAATACCTGCAAAAGTAATATTTAACAATGGTACTAGAACTGCAGCGCTTGTTGAACAATTAGATCAACGAGGTATAGAGCGTAGAAAAGTAAAGGAAGCTGTACAGAGAATACAATCTACTAACGTTAAGAAGATTCAAGAGGCTGCAGAAGCTATTGAAGCTTTAGATGTAAGACTAGCGAAAGCTATAGGCTACATATCAGAGCGCCTAAGTAAGAAGAAAAACAACCGTGATTCTAAAGGTAGATTTGTATCTACAAAACAACTAGAGGAAGAGCTTAAAATTGCAACAGACTTACAGGTAGAGGTATCAGCGTTAAGAGATAAACTTTTAGCAGATAAGACTACATTAGAAGAGAATCAAGTATTTTTAGATAAGATGCTTAAGGCTACTGAGACTTCTCAGAACTTAAGTATGGAAGAAAAACTTGAGCTAGAAAAGCAGGTTAAAGCTGAGGGATTAGATGCCCTTAATATTTCTGGTACTACCTTACAAAAAGACGGTACTCAAAAGTTAAGCACTCAATCTGAGCTTACAACTAATGCAGCGGCAAGTGTGTCTAGAACAGAGCAGGCTCTTGAGGAGATTATGCTACAGGTAGATGTACTATCGGATGACATCCAAAAGCTTCAAGATTATAAAGATGTACTTAACAGAATTCTTAAGGAAGATAGACTGTTAAAAGTAATCAATGACTTTAGAGCAGCTAACCCTGGAGTAGAGCCTACTTACGAGTCCATCACAAAGTACACTAATGAGGAGAGACAGAAGTATCCTGCACTATACGCGATACAATCTAGTCTTACTCCGGATTTATTTGCACAGTTACCTGCCATAGAGAAGGCCAGAGAAGACCAAAAGTTTTTGGAGGACGAATTCTTTGCTACGGAAGAGAAACTTGCAGATTTACAAAATACCATAGCCGCGGCTAAGAAGCGTGAGAACATTTTACTACAACTTGCTGAGAATAAGTATAGAGGCATGTCCAAGGTTCAGAGAAGTATTATATTTGGTAGAAACTACACTGCTGTACAGGATAAACTATCTGCTATAAATCAGGAAGAGCAAATAGAAGAAGACATAGCTAGAGGTGCTCCCAAAGGAACGCTAGCAAATAAAGTACAAGAAGAGTCAGAGGCTACATCCACGGAAGAGGTATTCCAGGATGACCCAGAAGACTTTGGAATAGACCCAGACTCTACATTAGAGGACAAGCAGAATGCGCAAGAGCAAGAGGTTAAGGATGATAACTATAAACCTGATCTTGCTACTGTTGGGTATAACAAAACTGCAGGTATAGATAGAGCTGATAAAGCAGATAATCTAGACCCTAAACACATGTCTCCTTCACAGAGAACGTTCTTTAAGTTTGTAGACAGTCTTAGTAATAAAGTTGTAGCATCTGGAGCCTATAAGGTGATAGCTGTTACTAAGGATAATAATCCGTTTGAAGCTTTAACAGATAATGACTTCTACCCAGATGTGGACGGTCAGAAAGATATTATACTAGTTGTTTGTTACCAAAAAACAGGCTTACCTATAAAGATGGGTGATGATTTGGTGTATACTTCTATGATGCTTCCAAAACCTGTTGAATATTTTTCTAGTAAACTAGAAGCAGCAGAAAAGATAGCGTTACATAAAGAGTTGACAGATAACCATATCGCTTTAAGAAACTTAATTGGATCTAAAGAGAAAGGTAAAAATGTATACTTAGAGTTATCAGGTATCAGTAAAGGGATGCCACACTACGCACCTAAAGTAAGAGGTGAGGGATCTAAATCTAACAGATATGTATTCCCTAAAAACTCTGTACTAGGTAGAATTACCCAGTCCTTAGAAAGCATAGCTAGTATTCCACTTAGGATTGCTACGGGTACATCAATGGCTGAGTTTGGTACAAGTTTTAAAGCTATTCTAGGAGAGATTTATGCTGTGCATAAAGGTCGTCCAGTAAGAATGGAGAAGAGAAACCTTAATGCCACGGAGATTGAGACTGTTATACAAGTGCTTACCAAGTATGGTAGAGCTATAATGTCACTAGATCCTGGAGTAAAGGAGAATGCAGAAGTTATAGAAGGAAGCGACAACCAGTCCGTATTCAAATACCTTAAAGAGATAATCAAGTTTGGTAGATGGGACGGTTTTGCACACAATCCAAGGTTCAATATCCATACACGTATGGAAGGTGGAATAGAGATGTTGTACGTTGGAGGAGTTAAAATGGACATCAGAACCCTAGACCCTCAAGGAGTTACCATACAAAAAGGTAGAGATCCGGAAACAGGGTCCATGAGAGAGGTTACAGTTCCTTTATATAACGAGGCAAATGTAGAAGTTCTAAGAAAGTTCTTAGCGAACAAAACTCACAACATAGATAAGAAGCTTATTGGGGATTCCCAAGCGCCGTACACAGAATTCACAATTGACGCTGAAGGAAATTACGTACAAGGTGAAACTTATACCAACTATAAAGATTACTTAATGAGACCTAGAGAGGGAGACCATAACGGCGCTCCTTTAGGTACTGCTTTAGTGCAAGAAGACACGGACAATGTAAACCTTACACAGTTCAAGTTCACATATCTAAAGTTTAATACAAAGACACCGGAAGTAAAGCCTGTTCAGAAGCCTGTTATACAACAGTCAGAGCCTACAGAGGGAACAGATGTTGATGCATTTAAAAATCAACTTCCTAACGCAGATCCTACACCAGCGCCACCAGTAGCTGAAACAAATACACAAGATGCAGAGTCTACAGCAATAGATTCTAATCAAATGACCCAAGGTACTCAGTATGACTTAGTTTATACTAATGCCGCAGGTGTTCAAGTTAAATACAAGATAGCTAGAACAGGTGGTAATAACGTACTTGAGTTTATAGATCCTGACAATGTTCCGGAAGGTGTTAAAAAGCTTGTAGAATCTACGAATTCTATGGCAGTGCTTAACGGCGCATCTTTTACGCCTTCATTCGAAAGCTTAAAACAACTGTCTCCTCAGATTACAGGAAACTTAACAATTGAAAACATAGTACTCGATCCTACAGTTGTAACTAACCCTACAACTATAGAGAAAGAGGTCATAGCAGACTCGACCCCTATAGAACCAACCGGCGCTCTAGGGTTGGATGCTGAAAATGAGGCATTCCTAAACAGCATGCTAGGCATAGGAAGTGAAGATCCTAACGATCAAGCAGCTGAGGACCAAGTTCAGAACCTACTTGCAGAAGTAGTAACTGAGAAGTATGAGAAAGCTGATATAGCAAAAGAGAAAGCGTGGTTTGAAGCTAAGTTCCCTGGTATACCTATAAAGGTTATTGAGGGACTAATCGGTGGTAAAGCATACGGTAGAACTTTAAATGCTGCACGTGTATTAATATCTGAGCTAGCTGTACAGGGTACAACTTACCATGAGGCGTTCCACGTTGTTATGGGTAAGTTCACTACACCTGAAACTAAGGCAAAAGTGTTTGAAGCGTACAGTAAACTTACAGGTATCACTGATAATGTAGAGGAATCACTAGCAGAAGAGTTTAGAACTTTCATGCTACTTGATGGTAACTATAAGATAGGTGATAAAGCAGGTAAGGAAAGAACTCTAATACAGAGATTCTTCCAATCGCTTAAGGATTTCTTTAACAATATGTTAGGGAGAGGTACTAAGCAAGAGCAAGAAGGACTTCAAAAATTCTTTACAGCTATACAAAACAATACATTCAGTGACCCGGTTGCTAGTGCAGAGTCTGAAACGTCGCTCGACAAGAGGATACTACTTAAAAATGGGGCCAAACTGTCAGTAGGAGTGAGTAAAGATTTAGTAGAAAGCTTAATCGCAGATACCTTTGGGTTCTTTTTCTCAAACAGTACTGGGATACAAACTGACTTAACTCTACAGGACCTGTTAGAGTTAGCAGATAGACAACATTCTGAGGCTAGATCCAAGGAAGTTGGTAGACTTATAAACGAGGCGTTTAACGTACGTTTAAGTAGTTTAGCTAAAACATATCAGGCGCTTCCAAAGAACTCGGCAGAGGCCTCTGGAATCATGGATATGATGCGTATGATAGATCAGAACAGAGCTGAGATCAAAGAAAGCATGTTCGATTGGTTAACGCAGTTCAAAGTAGAGTTCCAAGGTAAGGTAGAGGAAGAATCTACTAAGTTTAGAGACAGTTACAACATCAATGAAGCTAATGAAGTTAATGCTAAAGAATTAGCACCTGCATTAGTTAAGTTACTTATCGCAACATTACCAGCAAGTAGAAGTAATAGGAATGTAAATTCAGTTCATTCAATTGGGCTTGTAGATTACAGACCATTCTTCAACCTAGTAATGAGAGAGCTAGCAGGTACTGAATCCTTCGAGGATCAGATCGCAAGTTTAGAAGCTCTTAAATCGTCGCACCCAGAGTTTGGGGACGTAGGCGGAAGAAAGGGTACTATCTCTTTCCTTGTAGATAGGTTAAAAGCTAATGAGTCTTCAGAGGCTTTAAGTCCTAATGAGTTTAAGTTGCAAAGACAGTTCAGACAACAGTTCCACAAATTTAACAGTGAGGATATGTTGGCTATCATTGAGGATGACTCAAGAGGTGAGAACTATAACTCCATCAGATTCATAAAAGCTAACGCAGATAGAGAGTCAGCTCTTCTTATCGAGGAGTTTAGAAGTAACCTTAAGGAGATCTTCAGCTTAAACAAGGGCCCATTCAAGAAAGATCCTTCTACAGAAGAGATGTTAGTTGATACTTCCAAGAAAATGAAAATTGGAAAGAGAAGCTTAAGCTTAAATGACTTTGTAGGAGCAGGTACGTTCTCGGCGGACGACGTGATAGATCTATTGGAGAACTTTGGTATCATCTTTACAGATAGAGATAGCTTAACTATGATAGAAAAGAACTCTATCTATGAAAATGCTGTGGAAGGGGTTATACCTGAGTTGATAAAACTAGGGGAATCTAACGAAAGTATAGAAGATTTCTACAATGTACAAAGTGGTGCATATACTCGTATCAAGAAAATCATAGAGATACAAGCTAAGCGTACGGATAAAACAATTGATCTTCAGTTTCAAAATGCTGAGGGTAAAACTGTGTACTCTATAATACTGAATAACTTTGCTACAAATATTGTAGGTAGACTTAACAATGGTAAGATACCTGACTTCTTATTAGACCAAGCTGGAAACATAAAGGAATCTGTTCAAGGTTCTTTACTTTTAGAGGGTGCTATACAGGGTATGAAAATTAGCCTAGGAAGTATAAATGGTATTAAAAAGAAATCTAGCAGATTTGGTAATGTGTTTGAGAATGCATCCCCAAGACGTAGATTTAATACAGAGTTTGCAGCTATAATGCAAGGTATAATTCCTATGATTAGAGCTTCTGAAAAGAAGACTGAATTTGTATTCGATCTTACACAGAAGAATGAGGAAGGTAAATCTATCTTCAACTCAATGCCTAAAACTAGGGCGGCGTTTGTTACGCAGATGACAAAGTATCTTCGAATGGAGATATATAAAGCTAAGATAGAGGCTGGTAACAATGTATCAGACTACAAAGATAATAAGAACAAACTTAGGTTATTTAGCTACCTGGAGGATGTAATTGATCTAAACGCTATAAATGTAGACAGTATAGATCAATACTTAGAGGATAATAAGACTGCTATTAATGCAGGCATTATAAAATACCTAGAGGGTCGTAATACCACAATGATTAGTGAGGGTGTTAAAACTAAACTGTTTTATGATAACGGTGATAACTTTGGTACTAGACTACATAAGGACGTTTTAAAGGGTATGCCTGCAGGGCTTATCTCAGAGAAAGGTCTTAAGGAAAAGCTACTAACAAAAAGAGATGTTACCAATATCGTAGAAAGATTCAACATGATCTCTCTGGTAGGTAACATAGAGCAGACTGTATTAATCTTAGGTGATGTTGGATTCTTTAAAGCGAATGCATACTTCAAGCGTACTTCTGGTCCTCACGGTCCTAAGAAGTTTGCAGATGTTAGCGCCAAGGTTAATGAATGGTTATCTAGAAACTACAAGAGATTAGATGGTAAGAGTCCGGATGGAAGACTTCGTACTACTGTATACAAAGATGTAAAAGGTAGAATCGCTGATTCAACATTCATAGACTACTCACAATCTCTAGGTGCAGATCCTTTTGCTATGCAAGCGAAACTTCTAAACCCTGCAACAGCTGTAGATCCTAAAACAGAAGAAGTATACCAAACTTTAAAGGGATACTTAGAGTTTGAGGAAGGTGATGCCCAAGGGTATATCACTATAGATGAGTATATGGAATTCTTAGAGAGAGTAGGTGACATTACGCCTAATCAAAGAGCGGCGTACGCTAAGCTACAGGCCGGAGACAAGTTAAATGCTGAAGAAGTAGCATACTTTACTCCACTAAAACCTCAGTACTACGGTCCTACATATAACTCTAAAATATATAGTCCAGCATTCTATAAACTTTCATTACTACCATTATTCCCATCACTTATGGAATCTGTGAGTCCTGATAGTAACCTTGCTCGTATGTATAGCGATATGCAAAAGAACCAAGTGGGCCTTACTGTATTTAAGAGTGGTGTAAAGATAGGTGCTATAGTTGATAAAAACGGAGAGGCTAATAACTTCTACGACGAGACTGGTATCTACGAAGGAATCAAAGGAGCAAATGTTCAAGAGCTTTACTATGAGTACATGGGTATTCAGGTAGAGATGGGCGAAAAAGTTAAGGACAAAACTGTAAGAGGTACACAACAGAGAGCTTTATTGGCGTCGAATGCGTACGATAATGGGGCAGTTGTTAATGAAGATGTTGTCAAACTTGATAAAGCGCTTACTAGACTAGAGAATGAAACAGTAGATGCTCAATTTGCTCTACTACTTGAGGACCTTGGAATAGAAAGCGACGAGAACGGATACTATGTAGATGACAGAGGTGCTGAGAAACTTACAGAGCTACTTATGCAGGAAGCAAAAAGTAGAGACATGTCTGACTCTTATGTAGAGGGACTTGAAGAGTTCTTAGCTTCTGAAACTAGGGTACTAGATTTACTAGGGAATAAGCCTCAAATAGAGAATTTATTATATTCTTTAGCAGCCAACAGAGTTATCAGATACAAAACATTTGGTGCATCTAAGGTACAGGTAGCTTCTACAGGGTTTGAAGCACAGCGTATTCCTACAATATACCAAGACAAACATTCATTTGGAGCAAATGTAGAGGCTTTACAGTTCTACAGAAGAGAAGATGGTGAGACAATGGCTATGGAAGTTATGGTTCCCCACTACTTCAAGCAGCTTATAGGTGAGAATGTAGAGGTAAGAGAAGATGGAATCTACAAAGACGGTGAAAAGATAGGTAACTCAGATCTCTTAGAGATTTTTGGATACCGTATCCCAACATCAGCGCTTAACTCTATAGATGCAATAGTTATCAAAGGGTTCTTACCTGAATCTGCAGGTGAGGCTATTATGACACCTTCTGAGATTGTTGTGAAAGCTGGTTCCGATTATGATATTGATAAATTGACCTTATACTTCCCTAACTATGAGTGGAACAAAGGTAAAAATAAGTTAACTAGAATAAAATTCTTAGACACGGGGTCTAGTGTAGAAGTAAGAGTTAAACAACTAAGAAAGCATGACCCTAGAAAGTACAAGTTACTTTTAGATACATTAGGATTCAAGGAAAGTGCTGTAAAGGCATTCCAGGCCCTATCTGATCAGTTTAAGGACACTAAGATTGAGCTTGGAGAGCATCTTCAGACTGTGGAGAATCAAGAAATTCTACAAAGAATTGATGAGCTCTACGCGCAGAAGAGAAAAGCTAATGCTAATCAAAAGGATAATTTAGACTATGAGATAGGTATAGAGCTTTCTAAACTTATCAAAACAATAGGAGTAGATGATGCGGGAGCAGATGTTAGTCTTCAAAGTCAACTTAGTAAAATTGAAAGTCTTTTTGAAAAGATGGACAAGCAGCTAGAAGGTGCTTTAACTACTGACCTTGCTAAAAAGAACCCAACTATCTCTATTGAGAGACAAAACGCTCAAAAAGCAATTGATAATGCTATACTTTCTAAATCTAGAGAGATTGTGTTACACCCAATGAACTTCGAGCAGCTTATCCGTCCAGTAGGAGCAGATAGACTTAAAGGTCAGGCTAATGAGGTAAGAGGTGTTCAAGGAAAGTCACAAGAAAAGATAGACTTCTCTAAGCTTATGGAATTTGAATACATCCAAGAGATGGGTACACGATTCTGGGTAGGTAAACAAGCATTAGGGGTAGCAGCTGTTACTAATACGCACCAAATAAAGGCACAACGTGCTGGGTTAGCGTTAAGAGCAAAAGAACTACTTGGTATTCCTTTCCCACACCACGAAGCTATCATAGATGCAGACGGAAACGTATCTTACGGCGTAGGATACGCTAAAGACGTTACAGGTACCAACTATATTTCAGAGGTTATTGGTGAATTCATTAATGCATTCGTAGATGTTGCAAATGATCCATTTGTATTTGACATAAATGCTAACTTGATAACTGCCGGAGCATACTTTGGACTACTAAGAGTAGGAGTACCATTAGAGTATGTAACAAGATACATGACCCAAGGAGGTCTAACTAGGTATGTAGCAATGCAAACTGATTTACCTGGGGTAAAGAGAGAGGATGTAATTGAAAAAGTTAAAGAAGAAATAAACTCATTTAGTCCTGACATGCCTGAAGGGTATACGCCTACAAGCGCAGGGTTTGGTACTATAGAAGAGTTAGAGACTTTACTAAAAAGAACTTCTGAACTGGTTGCGTATGAGAATGCTATTACAGCAGGTAAATCTATAGCAGAAGCAGTAGGTTTGACTGCCCTTACAAAAGAGGAAATACATGATTACTACTTAGCACAGATTGATATGCTGGATCTATATGACTCGGTATCAGTAAATATTGCAGGTCCTTTATCTCAACTGTCGCAAGCAGTATTAGGTGATCGTGGTGGTATGACTTCTAAGAGTAGAATGGAAACTCGTATTAGAGACCTTCAATTGTCTACATTAATAATGGACAACAAGTTTAACAACCTTGACAAGTACTTGGAAGAAAGTTTCCAGAGAAGTTTCGAGGATGCACAAAGAGAAGGTGGCCAAATCTTTAACGACATATTTATGTCTGATAAAGATGAGGACGCTAAGGAGGTAGTATCAAATCTATTGATCCGTGTAATGACTCGTTCATTATCGTTAGAAGATAAAGCTAAGTACGGAGATTTAGTGGAGCATAACTTTGTATCCTTCATACTGTCTACCGTTGGTGACAAGGGGAATGAGATTTTCACACATGCATCTAGATTATTCCAGGGGAATGAAAGTACTCCTAGTTTACCTAGACGTATCAAGCACATGAAGGATGAAATGCGTAAGAGTAACGAAAAGTCGTTGATTCTTAATGAGCTATTCCCTATACTACAGAAGTACGATCCTACAGATACTAAGTTCCGTATAGAGAATCTTAAGAAGTTCTCTAAACGTCTTACGTCGTACGATAGAAACGTACTAATAGAGGACTTCCAAATCCTTATGGATAAGGATCCTGCCCTAGCTGATGACATTGTTAAGTTCATCATCTTACAGTCGGGTCAAATGACATCTCCTATATCGTTCTTAGATATTATACCTACAGAACACTACATGAGAGTAGTTCAACCTATCATTAAGAACTTCTTATTTAATCCTGGCCAACAAGACTTAAGCGTATTCTCTGAGCAATTCATTAGAAATAATTATAAAAATGAATTTGCAGTAGAGAGGTTTAAAACTCAATTCCTTACACGTGAGGATTATGAGGCTATGTCTATGGGGCAGTACAAGAAGTTAAAAAAGGATGAGGTTACTGTAAATAGAAATATATCTTCTCGTCCTATGCCTACAAAGGGTATCTTAAAAGACTACATAACTGTAGAATTAGAAGATACGTCGCTTAGCGTTGAAGAGAAGAAGCTAAAGAAGAAGAGAAGCCAAAGCATAAAAGAGGTTTACTTATTCAAACTGGCTCCAGGAATGCTAGAGAATCAAGCTTTGTTGATACAATGGTTAGATGAAGGTAAATCTTATGCTAACGCACCGCGAGAGTGGAAGACAGTTAAGTGGGTACAGATACCTACACTAGGAGATGGAATGTTCTTGAAGGAATATGGGTTAGCTAAACCTATCTCTATCATTCGTAAGAACAACATTACGAGAGATAATATAGATTGGACGTCTAAAACTGCAGATAGAAATCTTAAAGACATACTTCAACCTTTAGAGCCTACACCTATTAATGTTGCCCCGAAAGTGGCTTCAGGACAAAAGGTTGTACAGGGTGATATATTCTCTTTAGATGGTATCCCTGTAATATCCACTAATCAAGATGGAAGTTTAAATGGTCTGTCCTCTATAGCAAAAGCTAAAGGATTGGAAGTTGGAAGAACGTACACAGCTAAACCTGGTTTAGTATCAGTACCGGTTAAGGCCTCTAAAGATGCCGCGCCAACATTACAAGACTTTATAACTCAAATTGGAAATCTAAATAATACAATGCAAAAGAGTCCTAAGAAGAAATTCTTAGTATCTTTGCTAGGTTTGGGACCAGTAGATGCGCAGGCTATCCCTGGAGCTACTTATGATGCTATGCTTAGTGGATTAAAAGCTCTGATAGATGCAAATGATAACGCTGTCTTAGTGTTACCAGCTACTACTAATCCTGCACTTGCAGGCTTTATCCAAACAATGGAAACTTACTTTAAATGTTAATCTATGGCAACTTGTCCTAATAAATCACACCCGGATTGGAAAAAATTATCTGGAGCAATAGGTGATTTTTCTACATACTCTTTATATACAAAGAACAATAATAAGATACCTAACACTCAGGTAGATCTCAAGCTTCCGGCGAACCCTAAAAGGGGTTTGTCTAACACACAGGTTAAGAACACACTTGCACGGTTAAAGGAGTACAACAAGAAGATGGGTACATTGCATAGAGTGAACTTTACGCAGTTAGGTCAATCTACTTTGTATGAGTATAAGATAGTTGAGAATTATAATAGGGATAAGTTTATGCAGTCACCAACAGAAATGGCTGCAGGTGTATTTAATAGCGTAGGAGATTTTCTACCTCCTGAGTACCAAATGGTGGCAAAAGGTAACCCTCTTCTAGAGTTAGACCTTAAAATGCAGGACTTCTTTAAGCTTATTAATGTAGATTATAAGATTGTAAGTGAAATATTAGATGCGAATGGTAACCCTATGAATGCTGTTGCAAAAGCTGACATGCTTAACAGGGTTGTAGAAGTAGTTGAAGGTAAGGCCGGTCTAAGTACTCTACCAGAAGAGGCAGCTCACTTTTTTGTAAAGATTCTCAAGTCTGAAAATAGTCCTTTGTATAGGTCTATGATGGATGAGATAGTAAGTTATGATTTATACCAAGAGGTAGTAGATCAGTATTCAGAAGTATACAACAACGACGTAGAAAGACTTAAGGAAGAGGCCGTAGGTAAGGTTATCGCGCAGATAATTGTAGCCGGCGAAGTAACGGGAGAGTTTCCTACCAAGGCTGCTAGAGCAGAACGATGGTTTGACAAGGTTCTGAGATTCATCAAAGGGATGTTCAAGAAACCTAGTGAAGATCCATATATGAGAGCTGCTTTAAGTCTTATAAACAAACAGGTTAACAACATACAGAATGCGCGTACTGCAACTCTGGGGCAAGTTCCTTTCTACGAGCTAGAAGACGAGGCCCCCAAGAGTGATGAAGAAAAAGTCGCTAGAACTGTGGACATGTTCAACAAAACTACTGCTAACATAGAACAGGTTTCAGTAGCGAATGAGGAAATAGAGAAAATGGCCAAGGATGGAGAGTCTCTTATTGGAGACGAGTCAGGTCAGAGTAACAGGTATAAGATGCTTGATGAGGATAAGATAATATGGAATCGTATTACTGATAGAAATCAAGCAAAGTTTGTTAAGAAAGTAGGCGGCAAGGAAAAAGCTGCAGAAATTAACAAGAATAAAGACAATGAGATAAAAAGAGAGGGTGGAACGCACCACCATAACACTTCCCAAAGAATAATGGAGCTTATCGCGCATAAAACGGGCGACAAAGATGCAATATTCAAGGACTCTGGCTTAACTCAGGCTCAATTCAACACTTTAGCAAAGGGTATTAATCGTATATACCTGCAAGCTAAGAAGCAGCAAGAAGAGATCAACAAAACTACTGGTAAAGAGGGTGAATTCATTGTGTTTACAGAACAGGTAGTATATGACCCGGACGGTAAGAAAGGTATTGTACATGAAGACACAGCTGGTACAGCAGATTTAGTAATACTATACTCTGACAACAGCGCTGACATATATGATTACAAGTTTACGACTCCTAGTTCTAGAGATAACGCCGTAGTTGGGTATGGGGCAAGCACTAAACTAATATCTAGTCCTTTTGGACCAAAGATGGATGGGTATAATATGCAGATTAGTGCATACAAAGACATCTTAATGCGTAAGTATGGAATATCAAAGATAAGAAAATCTAGGATTGTTCCAATACATGTTCAGTATGAGCAACAGAAAGTTAATGGGGTTTTTGAACTAACTCCTAAAGTGACGTTGCTTCAAATGGATATGGACAGTGAGTTCTTAAAACAAATACCTGTAGCAGCTGAACTATTCGGAGACAAGGGTATTGATAACCTTATTACAAAGTTTTCTGCAAGACAAAAAAAGCTGGAAGCCAAACTTAAAAAAGTTAACGGCGAGAAGTGGTCTACAATAAATGCAGAGATCATGAGCCTTCAGAATGCTATACAAGATCTACAGTTGAGTGGAGGGGTTGGAAATATACTAGCAGACGTTAGGAATAAGATGATTCTTATAAAACGAAAACTAGAGCATAAACAACCACTTCTAGACGACGGTTCTCTTAATCCTGACTACATGGAAATAGAAGAGATAACAGATCTACTTGAGAGTTTCTCTTTATACAGAACTATGGCCCTAGAAACTGGGGAATACTTTAAGGATGTACTAGCTAATTCTACCGACACGGAAAGAAGAAGGCTTAAAGAGGTTATGGATAAATATGCAGGACCTATAGAAAGAACATACGGCCTTCTTAGAGATGAGAATGCAGCGCGTACTTTAGAAATGGGGAACGCTGCTGGTATCCAAAACAATACTCGTAGTGTGAAAGAGCTTGGATTCTTTAAAAAGCTATTCAATACTGCATCTGAATTTTCTCATCCTATATTTCAAACTGCTTGGTCTCTTATAGATAAGGCCCAAGAAAAAACGCGTAAAGCACAAGCTACTCTTGAGAAGAATATAATAGAAAAGCAGGATAAGGTAACAGCGTGGGCAAAAAGTAATAACATGTCCACAATGGATGCATACTCTATGATGATTAACCCTGAGACGGGTAATCTTTGGGGTAAGCACTCTGAGGTATACTACAAAAGACTGGAACAAGCTCAAAAGGATAATGATATAGTATGGCTTAAGGATAACTTCCAGGCTAAAGAAGGCTACAAAGTAAAATTTGAGCAGTGGAAGAAAAGGGAATTTGCGCGTATTGAAGAGCGTAATGCAGATTACTATGAATGGGATGCGGCAACTAACAAGGATGTACTAATTAAAGATAAGGCTCAGCAAAGAGAGCAAATGCGAAATGCATGGCTAGCTACACATGACTTATCTAGAAATAGTGCGTGGAGCAGTAAGAAAGCTTGGTACCATTTAGAGTTAAACCCTGAAAAAGAAGCTACATATTACTCAGAAGAGTACTCAAAAATACACAAAGAAGCGCCTCTTAAGGAATTCTTTGAGTTCTACGAGAAGACCAACAGGGAATTCGCAGATATGACTGGTATGTCTATTAAGAGTAACTTTGTTGCCAACATACAAGAGGATCTTATAGATTCTTTAGGTAGTGGTACGCACAGTTTAACCATGGATACTACCTTAGAAGGACTTAAGATTAGTCAAGATCAAGGAGAGCACGGAATAAGAAATCCGGTTACAGGTGTGTTAGAGCCTTCTATACCTTTATTGTATCAGAACACCATTACAGATGGGACTAAGACTAAGGATCTTGGGCGCGCATTGTACTTAATGGGTAAAACAGCACACAATTATGCAAATAAAGCAGAGATTGAGGCTCCTATATTAGCATTAGGTAACTTTATTATTGACAATCCTGCTCTTACAGAGGATTTAAAAGGAAATGTAGTTAGAGAGGCCACAGGTAAACTGGGTAACAAGCTATATTCTAAAGATACTCAGGAATTATTTGAGCAGCTATACTTAAATTACTATGTGTACGGACAAAAGATCCAAAGTACAGATAAGGATATAGGAGGGTATAGTATGAATAAAATGATACTAAGTGCCAAACAGTACTTTGGGGCCAAGGTATTAGCTATAGCAATCGTACCTGGTACAGCGGCATACCTCGCAGCAAAGGCTAACGCCTATTTTGAGGGAGCTAAAGGTTTGCACTATACAAACAAGCAGTTGAATAAAACACATGTTCTACTTGCAAGGCAAACAGATGTATACAGAGCTGTAGTGGATGATTTCCAAATATGGCAAGATGATGTAACACATAGACGTGCGAATGATCTATCAGCTAGTAAGCTTACAAAGTATGTTACTATGGATAAGCTTTACTATCCGTACAGAAAAGCTGATGAGATGATTGACAACAACATTCTTGTTGCTATGATGCAGAATTACGGCGTAGACGCCAATGGGATGCCTAAGAAATTAGATTTATTACCAGAAGGGTCTAAATCTATGTTTGAATTAGCCCAAGAGTCACTACAAGAAGGTGGAACTCTTAGTTATGGGGCCCTATCTGAGCAAGGTTATAGAAAATTCAGAGGTATTGCACAGTATGTGGCAGGTAGCATTAAAGGTCAGGTCTCTGACCAAGATATTAACGCAGTTCAAACTACGTTGATAGGGAATGTTATGATGCAGTTCAAGAACTGGATGCCTCGTATGGTTAGAGAACGTGTAGGTCCTTTTAGATATAATCACAGGGCTGATACGTATGAGATGGGTAGGTATGGTGTTATTGCAGGTGAGGCTTTCCAAATTGAGGAAGGCATAATGAATACGGTAAAATCTGCACTAGTATCAGGAGTTAAACTATCAGCTGAAGTTGTTACATTCGGTGTTGGGTACAACATGAAGCCAAATGAAGAACTTGCTAAGAAACTACTTAAGCAGTTTAAAGAGAATAATCCGGATGATCCTAAGATACAGGAGCTTACATATAATGAGTTTTTAACTATGCGGTCTAGACAAATAAGAGCTGCCGCAGCAGAGTTGAGAGGGATACTAATGCTAGCAGCAGGATTGCTTATACTAGGATTCAAAGGTGATGATGAGGAGAGATTCTACACAAAATACTGGGTAACCCGTAAGTTGTATTCAGCACTATCTAGAACTGCTATGGAATTAGGATTCCTCCTTAATCCTAACGATCTAACGACGTTCATGAAAGGTACTGTTCCAATGGCTAGTTTATTTACTGATGCTTTAAAAGCTTTGGGTAATACTCAAGATGAGGTAGTAGATGCAATATCAGGAAGAAAAGATAGTAGAGATAAAACCCCGTGGGGATATTATTCTCTACCGTTCCTTCCAGGATATAAGCAAGTATCAAGATGGATAGAAGTCTATGATCAAGATAAAACTAATCCTTACAGGTAAGTTTCTTTGTCGAATGTCTCAGTGTTTAGATCTGGTATATCCAGTAGCTCTGCGTTCGTAGGTAAAGATGTTCCTAAAGACTCTTCTAGTCTTAGTTTTCGTTTGTCGCTTTTGTATAAGATTTGTCCTAGAGATGAATTGGTATCCACTCCGTGGAATTTAAATATATTTTCTTTTAACTCAGGGGACAGTCTAGAATACTGTCCTTTGATGAATTTTACGTAGTCGTTTTGAAATTTTTTAGGTATATTAAATACAAAAAGTACAAAATAAGGGCTAGGGTCTAGTACTTCTTTAAAACTTTTAAAGCTTTTTAAAGCTTGTTCAAATTTTAAGAAAGTCGAGCTGCCTGAGAATCTATATAGAAGTCCTAAACAATCATAGTCACCTTCCACACCTATAAAGGCGTTTACAAATAACGTGTTGTAGAAGAACAGATCCTGGGTCCCAGTAAGCATAGGCATCATAAAAATAGAGGCTTTGGTTTTATCCGCGACTATTAGTTCATATCCACCATCTACTTTTTTTATCTTGTTCACTTTATAGGGCAGTTTCCCTTCGTACTTCACAGTCTCTCCTATACATATAGTAATAGAGTTTGATGATACGGAAGTTATCTTGTCCCCATCAAGCGTCGTGCTAAAAGCGGATTTCTCCCCTTTTAACATTAACTTGTTAGCTCCTTTTGCTATCCATTGAGTTTTTTTTATGTCTATCATATCCACAGAGAATTTGAAATTTCCTGCGTAACTAGGTCAGGCAGGTCACTTCCTGTATACCTAAGCACCTCTTCAGGTGTTCTTAACATGTATACAAGATTAAAGGTTTCTGTAAATTTACATACCCCATCCTTAATTCCAAATTTTTCTATGTATATTTTTAATACTTGTTGATAGTGTTCTAGATCTTTAGTTTCGTTTATGATTTTTTCTGATGTCTTAATTCCCATACCTGGGATTCCTGGGATACCGTCTGTAGAATCTCCCATAAGTGTTTGAATCCACAAAAACTTATTAGCATCTTCATCGCTCGTATCCACCCATTCACACTTTTGAAAGTTGAAATGCTTTCCAGGTACTTGTTTAAGTACGTCCTTATCAGGACTACATATAACAAATGACTTGTCCTTATTTTCAGCTATCACAGTAGCGTACACACTCACACAGTCGTCGGCCTCAAGTTTGTACACATGTACAAAGTTATGTGGCGCCTGCTGCAAGTACTCTTTTAACGCGTAAAAGATTGGAGGTTTAGAACTAAACTTTCTATTATACTTATAAGGTTTAGTCTTAGCTATGTTATACCTGAAACATTTTCCTATTGTTAGGAATCCGGCGTATTCATCCGCACCTGTTTCAGAGAGTATGGTTTCTATTCTATTGTTTATTCCCTCGATAGCCTCTTCTAGGGTAGGTTTACCCATTTCATAGTATATCAAGCTGTCTGCATCTATTAGTGCAATCTTCTTTGGTTTCATAATGTAAGTTTTAAATGTAAATAAAAAGGGGAGAATCTCTTCCCCCCTTATATCAATTAATCACCAATCAACTACAAAGCATTAAGCTCTGCAACTTCCTTGTCGATAGAAGCTTTGTTTTGTAGTTTAACAAGAACAGCTTCAGCTCTCATTAGGTTCCACTCTGCATCTGTTTGTTCAGCATACGTAGAACTGTGGTAAATTGATCCATTTACTCCTGCTAAAGAGGAATGTACAAAGTACTGCTTACATCTAATAGCACCATCTCTATCATCTGGAACTGCTCCAATATGCATAGGGTCTACAAAGATATTGTGAATCTCTCCTGAGTAGTATGCGATATACTTAAGACCACCAAAGTGGAGACCTTTAACACACGATCTATTGTCGTCTGTATTTACTTGGTCCCAACTAGCTAATCTATGAGTACAACCTACCTTGATGAAGTGTCCTGGGGAAGTAAATCCATTGTCTCCCTCACAGTAGAATGCGTCACCACTTGTTCCCATAATACCGGGTTGAAATAGTCTGTCTTCTACCTTCTCTGGTAAGCCTGCACCACTAATCTCTCCTGTATTAGGATCGAATGTTCTAGCATAGCGATCTACTTGCTCTCCAGACTCAGTGTCATACTTGTGCATAACTTCTGTAGAGACCTTGTACCCATTCAATAACCCTTCACGAGTAATCTTCATTTGGTACATAGTAGCTCTTTCTTCTGCGATACGCTCGGATAAACCTTCCTCGTCCATTAACTGTTCCTTCAGCTTTGGGTGTACATACATCATGTTCACAAAGTTAAAGAACTTCTCAGAGAATACTACTCCTCTCGAACTTTTAGACTTCTCAGCTAGAATAGGGTTTCTCAACCATCTAGTCCACATCTTAATAAGAGGCTCAGTAGAGATTCCCTTATCCATAGAGTCATACAATCTATCCACTAATGCTTCAGGCATAGGGATCGACGATACAACGCCCTCATTCTTCAAGAAGAACTCTCCTGTAGCAGGATTTACGTGTAAGTGCTCGCACTCACTTTCAACTGTAGCAGAGTAATCTACTACTGTTAGAGGTTTAAATTCCTCTAGAAGATCATTGTAGTCTTCCATAGATTCTATCCCTTCCATCTGAGAAGATAGGTTCATCATTTCATTGTACACATCTTCAGTGTACGGTACTGCGAATGGAGTGTCTCCAAAAGATCCGCAGATTTTTCCTTCAATTACGTTAATTGTGATCATAGTTATTGGTGTTAATTGGTTGCTAATTTACTAATTTTTAACGACTTAGCAAAGCCATACCCAGTCTTTCTGGATATGGCTGCTAAGTTAATACTACAAGGTTTCCCAAGTATCTCTATCTTTCGCCTTCAAGTAGATGAGGACTTCCTTCTCTAGTTCTGGGTCCATATTCTCATAACTTTCCAAATGCTGGATATAAGATAATAGAGGTTTAACTTCATCTGCAAACTCTTTCAAGTTGTCATACTCAGCTAGTTCCTTGATATTTACAGCTACACTCTCTCCTACATCGGACAGTATGAATAGCTCTGCACTTTTAGCTTCTATCAGAGCTGCTTTATCATCCACATCTTTTATGGACTCGCAATACTCTTGAAATTGAAACACTTTCTCTACAGTAGTCATTACTGCTGTTTTTCTGATCCTCTCGAACCTGAAGTTAGAATACGTGTTATCTCTACGTGCTCTAAGTCTGTCATACACCTCTTTAAGTTTAGGATGAAGTGCTTTCATACCTTTTAAGAATTTGTAATCTTGTATATCTTCCAATTTTGAAGCAGTATACCATGATATTAATGAGTCGTCCATAGTGAATCCATTGTTAGGGGTTGATTGAAGAAAGAATTCTGATATGTGTTTACAGTTAATACCTTTCTTCATCAGCTTAACTTTGTCCTCACTTATAC